ATCTAATGAACAAGACAGTATTGTCAAGTTATATTAGTTATGGTAAGGATAACTTAACTGGAGAATTAACTGGTAAGAATTTAACTGATCGACCTGTACAAATACAGAGATATTTTCTTACAGATATTATTAAAGCTGCAAGTACTTACTGAATTGATAATAAAACTAACTTTCAAAATAAGTTGGGAAAATACGATATTAATATTATTGGAACTAATATTAATATTACAGAGGGCAGTAATACTTTAAATTTAAAATATAATCCTGATACTGGAGAAATTAATTCTGCAGGTATAATATCTGATACTTTAATGGACGATTTACTTATGGATTTTGCTTCATTTTTAGTAGCAGATGATTTTAATCAAGTTGCAGAACAAGTGTTCCCAAGAGAAAAAAATGTAAATAAAATTACATTATTAACTCCAATATTAGGTAGTATTTTATATAGTGCCAACTCAGGTCAAATTATTGATATAGGCAAAAATGGTTTCTTTGGACAAGCAAATGATTTGGCAAAAGTCTTAAGTGTTACTAATGGTTCTGATACAATCAATGTTATTAAGAATGCAGAAGGTAACAATTTACCATTATATCAAATGGTTTGTTTAGCGTATTCTCATAAGAAAATGAGCCAATATTTACATGATGAACTTGGATGAGGATCTGATACAGTAATGAGTGATAATGCTGTATTTAATAATATTCAACGTATTAAAAATCCAAAGATTCGAGCAGAAGTAACTATTGGAGATTATACTAAACAATCTAGTAATCTTACTGAAGATGAAGTAATGCATCTTGCAATAGTATATGATTTCTTTGAAGGATTAACTTCAAGTAAATCTATTTCTGAGCAAGGTGGAAAGGTAAACGGAGTAATTGGATTACAATCAACAGTTTATTCAGATAAAAATAAACATTTTGTAATGCAGTTTGATTTAAGTCAAAACTGAGATTTTAAAGATTTAGGTTCAATTAATTTTAAAGAGGTTTTAGAGAAATATTATTCTAGTAAGAATATATCTGATTTAGAACCTATAATGAATATTTGGTTTAAAACAAATCAAAGTCAATATACGAACTTAATTAATAAAATCTTAAACGACTATACTCAAGCTATAGGTAAAGAATTTAAGACTATAAGTGATCTAAAAGAATATATTGCAAAAACAAAACTTGCAGATATTAAACAAAAATTTAGAGACAGTGGATTAGAATTTATTGAAGAAGTTCATATATCTAAAGATCCATATACTAAGAAAAATGTTTTTAATGAAACACTTGAAAATCTTTATAATATCTTTAGTGAAAGAAATCAATTTGATGAGTTTATTAATTATCAATTAAACAGATTTCTTGAAGATAGTTCAAAAGCTTGAGAGAGTATATCTTCTGACAAAAATGTATATAAGGCGTTTTCTGCTAGAAAATGAAGTAACTGAATTGCTGAAAGAACTATTGAAACTGTTGATGAAAATGATGAGCCAATATCATATACAGTTCCTTATGTAACAATACATGATAAGGATGGTAAATTAAATCCTATGCTTTATTCGTATTTTATTATGGATTCATTTTTAAGTAATGAATATAATAAAATGATGGTTGGAGGAGTTTATGCTCACCCAAATAAGAATAAAGAAATTTCTGCAACAGAAGGATATCTTGAACATAGTTTTGCAAGTAGATGAATTTCTCAGGTAAAACGTATGGTTATTTATGGAGCTACTCATCACTCTTTTGCACAAGGATTAAAAAATGGAGTTGCTCCAAAAGTTAAAATGGCTGTAGTTGGAGATATTGGCGCTGCTGTACAAAATATTTCAGGTATGACTGATAGTGTTGATTCTATGGATGGATCTGGATTTACAAGTCCATATTTTTCTAGACAACAAAATGTATCTCTAATTGATGCTAAAGTAGGTAGAAATAAAAAGACTATTTTAGCAGATATGAATGGAGAATATGGTTTACCTAAATTGTTAAAGTGAGCAGAATACGAAATTACAAATGCTAATAGACGTGCATCATGAGGATCAGATATCAAATTAGAAAATATGTTTAGAAAAATGCATAACTTACTATTTGATCCTAGTGTAACAATCGTTTATGACAAAGTATTTGATAATCTCTTCTATAGAGAACCTGATAATCAAACTTATTGGAAAATAAATCATGTAGTTATTAATAACAATGTGGCTCAAGTAGAACGTATTGAAACCGATATATTTGGCAATATAATCGGAGAAAATAGTATACTCGATACAGATATTAAAATTAGTAGTATATATGATTTAGATCAAATATTTGGTGGAGCATGATCAATGGAATACAATGATACCATGAAACAATTATATTGATCAGAAAATAATTTAGATATTGTTAATGATATTATTAATGATAATAATCTAAAGGATTATATGATTGGGTATCTTGTAAATAAATCTGCTATTAAAGTAGGAGCTTCTAATGTTAATGGTGATGATATTTGAACTAATGATTCTGATTTATGGTTTACTACAATGTCAACTAAGTTTGGAGGAGTTCAGATGAATGCAGATCATGAACTTGATGAAGCAGAAGTTACTGAAATGACTCAGATGATTAGTGCTCTTGAACAAAATGGATTTACACACGATTTAGCAACAAAAGTATATCAAGAAATTGGTAAATTATGTCATGATGCTATTGCAGAAATTCATGAAGTTCTTGAAACAGGAGATCAACAAGCCTTATATGAAATTTATGGTAAAGCTTTAGTTAAAGCTTTTCAAACAAATAATAAAGATACTTTAGGACTCGCACAATCTTTTATAAAACTTGCGCAACAAAGTTTTAATGAAAAGAAAATTGATTATAAAATTCCTTTTAGTGCAGGTACTATTAATGGTATCTTTAACTCAACAGTTACATCTTCTTTAGTAAAAGATGCAATTAGACGTCATTATGATGGTGTTGCATCTGTATTAAATCCATCATATGGAATACAACAGTATTTTAACTGAGGAGGATATAACTATAACTATGATGAACTTTTAGATTTAGTAAGAAAGGTAGGTAGAGCTACAGATCCTCGTCTTGCAGATTTAACTATTAATGAAGCAATGCAAGGTCCTTTTGTTACTCGTAATGGAGAAAATCTTATTAACCCATTTGTTACAGAACTTACTGCTGAAAATCCTATCGATTTTGAAGATACATTAGTAGTTTATAATGATCCGATGTTTAATGGAGAAGAACCTTTATTAAACGAAGAAGGACAGAGACTATATCAAGGATATATGGGAAAGGTTACTACTGATATGTATGATATTGTAAAAATTGATAATTATTCAAAATACGATTGGTATAAAAACTTAGATAAACGATATGCACAAAGATTATCTTTACGTCCAAAAAATCTTAAAGGTTCTGATACAGTATTTATTATTGAAGGAGAAAAACATAGTATTTTTGAAGGAGATATAACTCGTGCATTACATTATCTTAATGGAACCTCTAGTACTACTGTAGAATCTCTATATGATGAATTAAGATCTAATATTAAAAAGGAACTTGGGCTTAAAGGAAAACCCGAAAAAGATTTAACTCCTGAGCAACTAGAATGAGTTAATATTATTACTACAGAGAGAATAGCTCTAATTCGTAGAGCAGCAGGAACATTAATTCCTAGTGCGGGAGAAATCGATATTGACTTTATAGAAAACTCGTTACATAAATCTCAGCAAAAATTATTAAATGATTTAGCTGATGGTAAGATGATCCAATGAAAAGGTATATATGTACAACCTGAATCTGTACAAGTAATTCCTGCCCAGATTATTATGGGTAAATTATATGCTAAACAATTAGGTCTATTGCCAGGAGATTCTATAGCTAAAATTAAGCAAAGAGGAGCTGAGTTCTTTAAAGAGAGAATTCAAGGTTATTATAACAATGATAATCCTGATCCTGAATCTTATGATATAATATTATTTGATGGAACTGGAAAAAAACTTTATGTAAAAATTGGAGACCAAAATCTGAATAATTTATATAAGGATACTTTAACTCCAAATGGAGATTTTACTATAGTTGATAATTCTGTTTACTACAATGGAAAAGAAATAGCATCTGCAGAAGGTAAGAAGTTTTATAAATATACTGATACTGCGGGAAATACACATGACCTAGTAATTGTAGATAACTTTGAAAGATTTTCTGAAATTAATAACTCTAGAATCTATAATAACTATAAGTATAACTATACATTATCTAATTACAAAAACTTAATTGCAAATCAATTTACGTCAGATAATGTTACTTTATCATATTATGATGATTTTGGAGATATTAAAACTAGAGAAATTTTAGATTACAAATCTATAAATCCTCAAGTGCTAATTCAAATGTTAAGTGATAATCAAAATATTAGATTTAGTAATAGAATTATGAAAATCGCTGATAGAAAATATAAAGCGTTTGAGCAAAGTTTAAGATTTGTAGGTACTCGTATTCCTTGTCAGTCAATGCAGTCATTCATGCCAATGGAAGTAGTTGCATTTACTGATAGCGATATAAATGAGGTCTACGTACCAACCAATCAGACATGGTTGCAAGGGTCTGATTATGATATCGATAAAGTTTATATATTAGGTTATTCTATTTCTAATAATGGAGAATTACTTACAAATGCAGAAGATCCAAAAATGTCTCCATTTTTAAAACAGGATGCTCTAAGAAATACAATTGTAAATGGCATATTTGATGTAATACTGAGTCCTAAAAATCAAATTAACCTTACAATGCCTATTACAACATCTCATATGCAAGAACTTGCAAGTAAGTCTGTATTGGGAGAAAGTGCAAAAATTATGAATCCTTATAATTCTGCTAGTAAATATTTAATGCAAATTCAAAATATGGTTGGTAAAACTGTAATTGGTAATGTTGCTACAGGATTAAAGAGTTTCTTTGCATTATCTAACTTATATAATACTAGATTTAAACAAGTTTATGATAGTATTGTAAATAGAGATTTTGATACAACTAGACAACTTTTAAGTAGATATTCATTTATTAAAGGTTCTCAACGTAATGGAACAGAACAATTAATTACATTAGCAAATGTAGATTTTTCTATGTTTGAAAATGATCCTGAATGAATTTCTAAATATGCAGTTCCTGCAGATATTGCAAATAATATTATTCAGCTAATAGACTTCCAAAGAAGATTAACTGATAAATCTCTTGATATGGGAGAGTTACTGAATGCTGCAACAGATAATGCTAAGGAGTTAATTCTTAAGAAAATTAATGCAGACTCTAATTGAGTTGATCTTTATGTATATAGTTTAATGCTTGGAGAGGACTTAAGAAGAATTGGAGATTTAATGGTATCTGAAGAAGTTACTAAACTTGTATCGGAATATAATACAAATCTTTGAACAGATCCAATTCCAAAAAATAAAATTCATTTCATTGATCAAGCTATTGATGATCCTTCAAGATATGCAGTTTATAAACCAAATGCATCTGAAGCTGATATTAAAAAAGCAAATGAGAGAACTGAAATTTTATTTAAAACATTAAAGAAGAAAGCTAAAGGTGCAGAAGAAATTAGAATTCTAGGTAGATTATTAAAAATTAATCAAGGACTTCCTACAGATAAATGAGGAAAGTATTCTTATATTAAGGGAATTGAAACGTTTATTAATGATAAGTTTAAAGATGAAATTGGAGAGAAATTTAATCTACTAAAGTTTGCTGCTAATGAAGAATACAGATTACAACAAATTGATAACTATGAAAAAGTTAAGACTACATTTAATATATTAGATGTTATAGCTAGTGTTCCACACTTCAAAGAAATGTTTAATATTCTAAGTGTTGATAATGAAGTTCTTAATCGATTATCAGTTAGAAATCAAGTTGAATCTATTGTTATAGATGAAACTACTCCTAAAAGAGGAAGTAAGTTATCTATAGAAGAATTTAGACAAACTAGAAATAATGTTGATGATTTCTTAATTGATTCATGAATTAAAACTAAAAATTTAAGTTTTCAAGTTCCAGTTAATCAGAAATATAAGGTAGAAAATTCTATTTTAATTAATAAAGATGAAAACTTTATAGTTAATCTAGACAGTAAGGATAATATTGATTCATTTAGAATGTATATTGAAGATTATATTATTCCTACACTTAAAGAAAAATTACCTGATAATGCATTTATTAAATATTTATGCTTTGGATTAAAAACTGATTCAGAAGGTAAGGAAAGAGGTTTTTATAAACTTCCATTTAATATGATGCAGATAGATAATAGTCAAAAGACTAAAGCTCTTTATGAACAAATCTTACGAGATTTTAATAGTTTAAATAAAGTTACGATTCCTGAATTTGGAGCTCTAAATCCTGTTAATGCCTTCTATTTATATAACTTAATTGTTAATAAAGATGGTTTTGGACAGGCTTCATTAACTCGTTTATTTGAGGACTTAGTAGCAAGCGGAGATAATTCATTATGGGTTGTTGATTATAATAATTGAGTTGACCAACAAAATCCACAAGAACTTGCAAATACGTTCCTAAAACGAGATCCAAATGATAGTATGGCAGAAAGAGCAGAAGCAGTACTTATTAATGCAGCAAATGAAAATGTTGAAACCATTGGATTTAAATCTGAAGAAAACACTTCTTTAGATAGAGATTATAATGATTCAACTACAGACACTACTAAACCAATATTAGTATCTAATGGAAATGAGCAATATAGACAAGTAAGATTCAATATTCCCAAAACAGATATATCTGTTGAAGAAGCTTTAAAAATTGCTAAAATTATTGAAGTTGCAGAAACAAAAGCAGATAAAAATAATGAAGAAGTTGTTTCTTACATTGATTTTGACTATTCTACGGAATGAGGTATAGCTGAAAGTGTAGCAGAGTTATTTGATGAAGGATATGATCAAAGAGTATATGCTGTAACTAATAAACTAATAGGTGAACATAACATATTAGTAGACGAGTTTAATAATACTAATATATCTTCTAAAAATCTTATATCTAGAACTCTAAAACATATTATCTTTAATTCAGGAGCTTTTGTTAGAACTGATCTAAATCAACTTACTTTATTTGATAACGGACCAACCAAATTCTATGACTTAAAAACTCCAATGTCTACTAAGATTACAGAATTAGTAAAAAATGTAAATTCTTTACAAAATATAAGATTAGTAACAGATCAGGATGTAATTAATGAAGACACTGCAATTAAAAATGCAAAAGGATTTATTAAAGAAGGAATAATTTATATTAATATTGATAGAGCTACAGATGATACTCTAATTCATGAGTTCTCACATCTATATTTAGCAGATGCCAGAAATATGCATGCCGAGTCTTATTATAAGATTTTAGGTAATATACAAGATACTGAATTATGAAATAGAATGCGACAAAATCCTTATTATAGAAATAAGAAAGGATCTGACTTTGATGAAGAAGTTTTAGCAACTATGATTACAGACTATTATAATGGACATATTAAATCTGATGCAGAATTAGAAATTATAGATGAAATTCTTTCAATTACTAATCCTGAACTTAAAGCTATTATTAATAGTGGAGAAATCATGCCATTCTATGATAGTTTTATTCATGAAAACTATAAACTTAGTCAAAAAGTAGCTACAATCAAGAATAAATTAATGAATGATGATATTATAAAAGAAGATTGTAAATAATGGCAAGAAATTGTACATACGAAATTACGATAAACGGTGAAAAGAAAGTGTTCAACTCCGAAATGGAGTTGGACACGTTTCTTGACAACTACGCTCAAAATATGGTAGTTGATAATGTTGATGCAACACTACAAGTAGATCAACAACAAGTCACTGTAGATAAAATAAGTGAAGCTATAAAAAAATATAAATCACTTGCTACAGAGTTTGAAATAACAAATGAAGACGGAGAAAAGGAAATTGCTCTAAAATTAGATAAATCAATGGGTGTTACTAAGTTCCTTACAACCTATGGAGATCCTTTTGATTTAGCTAAAGTATTAGTTACAAAATTTAATCTTGAAGAGTATCTGAAAAGAGAAAAAGAAAGACTAATGAAAAAAGGCATGACTTCGAACGAAGCAGATAAATATTTGGAGGATCTACAAAAGAGTTGAACTCAACTAACCGATTATGGTACAGAAGTACATAAACTTTTTGAATCTGTAATTAATCCTGAAATAGAATATACTCCAAAATTATTAAATGAAGAGCAAGTATCATTGTTACAAAACCAATTAAGAGATTTTATAGAAGACACTAAAGAAAAATTTGGAAGAGACTGTAAATTCATTACTGAAATACCAATTGTTTCTGAAGATATAGCTGAACCTTATAAAGCAGCAGGATTAAATTCAATTAATGGTAGAATTGACTTATTAATTGTAGATAAAAATGGTAATGCTCATATTCGAGATTTTAAAGTATCTCGAAAAGCAGTAGGAGCTTGAGATGAAACTAGAAATGCATTATTAAATAATGTATGAGCTTCTACTAAAAAATTAGGTGCAGCATATCAGTTAAACTTCTATAAAGCTATGTTAGAACAACAAGGTATTAATGTAGCTACAGTAGGAATTATTCCTGTTAAACTTGATATTGATTATAAAAAAGATAATTCAGGAAATGATAATTTATCTCAAATTGATAATTTATCGAGTGTATACATTGATTCTGATAATATTATAGTAAATCCATCTAATACAATTGGAAAATATTATGATAGAGTTAGAGAAATTATTCCTATTAGACGTTTAACAGATTCATTTGATATTATTAAAACTATTGAAGAACCTATGAGTAAGTTCTTTCCTAATTATGAACTATCTTCAAAAGTTCAAAGAAAGAACGCAAACTTTAAGTTTTATAAAGAAAAAATCGTTCAATATATTAGTTCTTCTGCTCCTGAAGCAGGATATGGAAAATATAGATTCTGAAATGAATATAAACCTAAAGATTCTGTAAAAAGTAGGTGAGAATATGCTCAAACGGAAGAAGAACTTGATAAAAAGTTAGAGGACTATATAAAAAGTATTAATGAGCGACGTGGAAATGAGTTAGCTGATATTGCTCAGGATATTATAAATGTCCAGCAGGGATCGATGGATATTAACGATATTGCAAAGGATAATCCATATAAAGGAGACTTTTTACGTAGACATATTGAAAAATATATTGAAGGAGAATGGCAATTTGAAAATAATCCATCATTTATTTCTGCAGGTTTACTAGTATTTACAAAAAATAAAGTATTAGAAATAGTATCTATTACAAATAATGTTACTCATCAAACAGTTAAACTTGAAAAGGGAACAAATATTTTAGGTTCAACAATAGCTAATCGAGATGTTGATGAACATAAAATAATGTCTGCGACAAATGGAAATATTGACTTAATTAAAGTAATGGCATTACTAAATAGCGATGCTATTAAATATGAAAATTATCGAATTAATAAAATTGAAAGTATTAATATTTGGCAACAAACTGGTTCAGAGCAATATTTTGATAAGTTATATGATAACTTTGTAGAATTATGTAGAATACACAATGTTCCTATAAATCTTAAAAGATCAAACTTTAGTTCAACTCTTGAATCTGTGGTAAGTACAATTACTGATATATGTGGTCCTGAAAAACTAAAACATATTGGAAATTGAGCTGTTACATTTAGTGCTGATGATGTTATTAAAGGTGGAGAATTTCTAAAAAATAGAATGGAAGAACTTAGGAAACTAGATAACGCTCAGGGATTGCGTAAAGCAATACATACTGGGCAATGAAATTTTGATGATCCTTTACAAACTTCCTATATGTTACTTGGAAAAGCTCTTAACAAAGTAAGAGGATATGAAGTTTATATTGAACCAGACCCTGCAAAATGAGTTAGTGTAACAGGTAGTTTTCACGCAGGAACTAATATTACAAGTATTAATAATTCTCCTTCATTAACAGCTCAAGAAGTTGGACGTATTGTTGCAGTAACAGAAACTAAGATACGTAGACAAGAATTAGCTTGGGATTCTAAGATTAGAAAAGTATTTAAGGAATTTTATAAATTTAAAGATCAAAACCGTTTAATAGGTGGAGAAGTAAAATATTTTGATAATCTATTTAGAAGAGATGAAAATGGTAATATTACAAAAGATTTTATGTTAAAAGACATTAATGATAGTTCTTTAGCTAAAGAAGAAAAAGCGTTAATAAAAACATTTACAGAAATTGTAAACCAACTTCGTTTTGAAGGAAATCCTGGACGTTATCAACAAGCAATAGAAGACGGAACTTATTATCAAGTTCCTGTAACTATTGGTTCTATGAAGTCTCAATTCCATAATAAAGGTTTTAAAGAAGGTCTTAAAATGGAGTATCAAGAAGTTACTAATATGTTAAGGCTGTTTGAGGAACAAATGAAGGATTTTGATCTTGCTAAAGATGCGCAAAGAGTATATAACAAATTTAAAATTGGAAATGATACCCGAGAGCAAATTATATCAAATCATGGAATAAATAGTCTTGAAACTCAACTCGAAGATTTATTAAGAAGCTATATTCATGCATATGTTGCAGAAGCAGAATACAATGATATTATTCCTCAAATTCAAGGAATTAAAATAGCATTACAGTATAATCAAGCAATGTATGGACAAGAAGCAGAAAACTTACTTGAATTTCTTGATAAGTATCTAACAGTTAATATCTATAATAAACCTATTATGGATAAAGGTTTACAACCTGTTTATAAAACTTTAGCTGCAATTAAGAAATTTACTACTGCTACTGCTTTAGGTCTTAACTTAAGATCTGGACTTCGAGAAATGATGCAAGGTATGTGAATTCATATTAGTAGAGCTATGACAAATGCTTATGGAAAAGATCAATTTTCTGGAAAGGATTTAGCTGAAGCTTGAGGAATTATCTTTAAAGATAGTCCAAAGCGTATTGCTACTTTAACAAAAGTTGAAGCTTTAAATGCAGACTTTGGTATGGCTAATATGGACGCCGACATAGTTCAAAAAGAACTCAGTCAATCTCGTAATGGTATTAAGAACTTTAATTCTGATATGTTATATGTTTGTAATAGAGCTCCTGATGTATATCATAGAATGGGCTTATTAATTGCAAAAATGATTCATGATGGATGCTGAGAAGCATATAGTTTAAATTCAGATGATGAATTAGTATATGACTTTAAGAAGGATAAACGTTTTAATGTGTTTACTGCTGCAGGAGCTGATGTAAATTCTGAAGCTTATAAGAGACAAGAAGGATTATATGAAGCTTATAGACAGCAATTCAATCAAGAAGGATGAAATATTGAAAAAGGACAACCGTTACCTAGAGCCTATACTGTTAGAGAAGCAACAAGTATTAAGTCTTTTGCAGAACTTTGTTTTGGACACTATGATAAAAATACTCAGATGCTTGCTAAAAGTATGTTTATGGGAGCTATGATGTTACAATTCCGTACATTCCTTTCTGCTAAACTTGAACAATGGATTCTTAAACCTGGAACTTATGATCAAGGTAAGTTTGTAGAAAAATTTGATGAAAATGGAGTTCGTTATGTAATGATTCAATCAACAGGAGAAAATGGGTTACCTACTACAAGAGTTGATCTTGAAACAAATGTAAAAGAAGGAGAAACAGCTACTCCTTATGTAGAATGGCAAGGAAGATTTATTGAAGGTATTGCTTATTCTATGATTGATTTTCTAAAAGCTATAGGTAAAATGGATTATAATGAATTTAAAGCATTATGAGCTAATCCAACTAAAAAGGCTAATTTTTATTTATTCTTAACTGATTTAATATTTATGAGTCTAATAATGTGGATGATATATGCAGTATTCCTTTCAGAAGAAAATAAAGAAGAATTAGGAGCATTAGGACACTTAGGAGCTATGGCTTTATATACATCATTTCAAGATGGTCCAATTCAAAATATTGTTGCACAATTTGCAGAAGACTTAAATCCACCTGCATACTCTATTATTAAGAATATTGTAAATCAAAGTACAGCTGTTATTACTGGAGATAAAAATCTCTGGGAAGGAGCTACAAGTACATTTGGATTTATGAGTGATCTTAAGTATATTGGAGATAAATTAGATTAAAAAAATAACCTCTATCCGCATAAGCAGATAGAGGCAAAAGAAATCCCCTTACTCGCAATTAAGCAAGTAAGGGGATTTTTCATAGAAGTAAAACAATTTATTTTTTAAAGATCAACACCTGGTAATATTATATTTTCGCTCTTAGAATAATCAATAAATATATGCCAAACAAAGAGTCCGTTTTCAGTTATACATGAACCAACATATAATTTATTACTAGCATCAAAAGCTTGACCAGTACCAATTATATAAACATCAACCTCTATTGTTGATTTATCATCTGTATCTATTATAGCTCAAATTGTAGGTGTATTTCTTTGGCTATCAACATATAAAATTTCTGCACTACTAGGTAACTTAATCGTTTGAGGATAAGTAAAATCTAGAGGATATTTATATATAATTTTATTCATTATTTCTTAGCTTTTTTACCGCCATTACAAATGGTACAAGTAGAAGTACCTGATTTCTCTCCAATATTAAAAACACGAATAAATTTTCCGTATTTTTCATCTTGAAACTCATGTGTAATTTTATTATCTGCGCAGTTTTTACAAAACTTAATTTCAGTAGCCATATACAATATTTTTACATTTATTAAATAATTCTTTTAATGTACCATTATTTACTAACGATATATCAAATTTATGTTTTTTATAAAGAGTATCTAGTTCTCTTTCTGAAGAATGTAAACCTATACTACAACCTTTTCTTGTTACATGAATAATAAAGGCATTGTATTCTTTTACTACTTCATTTTCAATTGCAAATCTTTGATCTGCAATTACAATATTACTTTTATTTCCACTTTGAAGTGTTGAATATATTCATAATTTATCTCCAAAATATTTACGCATTATATCTGTACCAAAATATTGTAATATTTGTCTAATAGATAAATTATATTCTATAGCTAAATTTCTATTTTCTTTTTTTAATTCTCTAGCAAATACTTTATCTGTAGGTTCGTTTCCAAAAGTTTTTACTCTACTATCGTAAAGTAAAAACTTCTGAAAATCAAAATGATAATATTCTTTAAATTCTCTATCATCAAACTTACTCTTATCTACATTCATCATAATAGATAACATTTCCTTTAGTTTATCTGCATAATGTACTATCTTTCAACGCTTTGAAATCATAAACGGTACAGGAGTAAAATTTAATGCAGAAGCAATATTATAAGAATGTAAACAAGTTGGAGTATTTAATAAATAGTTTAGATATTTAGCAACTTCATCTTTTCCACTTCCTTTAAAACCTTGAATAGCTATTATATTTTTCACTTATTCTAATGTAAAATCGAAGTTCATAGGTATAGCATCAAGTTGCGACTTATGTTCAGCCCATTTCCTTTCAAAACTTTTCTTGAGTTTGTCTATAACTATCTTTCTAGCCTTTTCTTTATCTGCATCATTTGTACTACTTTTATAAAGTTTATTTATAATATCAGTAATGCCACTATAAACCTCTCTTTCAGAAATTCCTAATGTATTTAAAATTTGTTGAAATCCTACACTTTTAAAAGCAGAATTACTTGTAATAGTATTCCAGTTACTCATAAGTAGAATACCTACAGAACAAGCTGAATCTGGAATATTATATCCAGAGAGTAATTTAATACCCATACCTACAACAGTAGGATCTTGAGAACCTAACATTCCAGATAAAGATTTAAGATCGTCCTCTGTAAGATTAGATAAATTATTACTTACAAATTTATCTAATTCTGTATCATATATTACTTTCATATAATTATTTAAAATATTATTAACTTGCTCATACTCTGAATTATCTGTAAAGAAACAGCATTTACCTGAATAAAATAATGTACAGTCTGCAGGAATAATTCCCTCAGCCATTACTGCTGAAGCAAACTGTTCAAGAGGATCTGAAGAGCTAGTATTTATCGCTTTATTAATAAAGTTGTTTAAGTCTTTAGTAGAACTACTTTGATAACAAGCTCTAGGTTTATGATCAATTAGATAATAAGTATCTTCTGATGGAGAATAATATAATTTAATGTTTTTATCCCTTGGAGCACCTCCTGAACTATATTCAGGCGTATATACACTATATTCTACTTTTGGCAATATACAAACATCTGCTTTTGCAGCAGTTAAACTACGTTTTATAGTGGTAGCTTCGCTTAGTTTAAATCGAGGATATTTAGATTTAGGATCAAAATATACTCTTTTCACTCCAGCTAAACTTGTTAAAGTTTTAGAAGAAATGATAGTTTCTATACTATCACTATCTCCTAAATACATACCAAATACTTTTTCTGCACAAAAAGGACTAGTATAATAGCAATCGTCTCCAATATGTTTTTTACTCCCATTAACATCATAAACAACAATCATATCTGCAAGGCAAGTGTTACTTATGTTGTTATAATAGTAACCATTATTACTATTTCCTTGTCTTCTATAATAGTCACAAACAACTATTCTTAATTTTGTATCATTTAAATTAAATAACATATTATATTAATTTTCTAGCTACTTTAGGATTTAATAACAATTTATTGCATCTTGTAGGATGATTTTTTTGGAGAGTTTTAATTAAACTGAAAATCAAATCCTCAGAAAATAACATCTTATCATGCTCAATAATTTTAAGAATTCTATCAACAGCTACTTCTGTTTTACTACCTTTTGTATCAAAATATAGATTTACAAAATTACAGAATCGAGTTGTTAAAACTGCAGCAATATCTGCACGATAGTTAGTACCATCATATACTTGTTTTGCTAATTCTCCTTTAACATAATCCCAATCTTTATTTAACATTGTATCTGGGTCCATTAATTTATCTAACTTATTAGCAATAAATGTAGTAAATAAGTTTCCAATAACGTTTTCTTCAGATGTAAAACATCCTTGAGCAATATTAAGAATTAAACCTAAAGTATTAGTATCAGACCAATCTTTAAAACCTGAAATAGTATTTGCAAAAGTTACTAAACTTCGTGGGTTAACTTTCTGAACTCCACCTTCCTTCTTCATAATTTCAGGATAAGAAAGAACGAAATTGATAAAACGTCCATCAATTCCTTCCTTTTCTGCCCAACGAGCCCATACATCTTTATCGAAACCTAATTCAAAACTAATGTACCGAGTCTTTTGAGCATTATCCATAGAGTTAACGTTATAATCTCCATTATCTGGATTAGAAGTTAATATAATAGTACAATTAGGAGGTAATGACCAACTTATATATTCGCCTCTGTCCACCAACTCCATGGTAGCTTGTATAAATCTAGGCATTATTGTTATCGTATAGGCTCTTTATCCTATACTTCTACGTCTTTTCTTAGGTTATAACGTAGTTCAGACTATATCATCACTATATAAATAGTGTAGCGCACTCGTGGTACTTTACTATCCATTCCTGGACTCCATGTACTAGTCGTTGAACTTTCTAATTATTACTAATTAGCTTAGCTGCTGATTGACCTCCTCAGGCTTTTCCAGCAATTCACGCTATTTTATGCGGACCTCTAGATTTTATACTTTCATTTATATCCTCCTGCAGTAAGATTTTTTCTTATAGCGCGAGATATATTACAAATTTTTAGTTCTTTTTCAGCATCTGTTTTAGAATCTCACTCTTTAATAAAAACATTATCAAGTGAATATTGAATAACAGGTATTTTCTTATATTTCTTTTTTAGTTTAGAAAGATTTTCTTTTAATTCAAATGATCATCTATATCCACCAGCAGTATAACTACGATTATTACATACACTACATATTGCAGTAGTATCTTGGTTAGTAGATATAGCTGCATCTGTTATCGATTTATAACTTTGAAGATATTTTCCTTCTAAACTATACTGATATACCATTTTTATATTAACTGGAGAATGTGTCTCATAATATTTCTTTTTAGAGATACTTATTCTATGTTTATATTCTTTATCTCTAATGATATTCTCAGGGTCTAAAATATGATTTATATAAGGTTTAATACTATTTATATAGTATTTTTCTCTACTAATTCTATTTTCCTCAAGACAAGTTTCTATAACTTCAAAATAAATATTATCAATGCCATACTTGTTATACAAATTTTGCATAGTATGATTGTGATGTTTATTTTGTTTTAAAGTAATTAGATGTTGTCTTAATCTATGCTGAATATTTTTTGAACTTCCTATATATTCTTTATCGTGGATCTTTATTTTATAAATTCCACAAACTTTTTTATAAACTTTAATCTTTTGTAATGTTAGTTTTTCCATATTTTTAAATTTATATCAAAGATACTAAATTTATTCAGGGAAACAAAACTTTACAATATATTTTTTAATCCGCACGATTAAAGTCATCAAGAATTAGAATTGTGCCATTTTCATTTCGAGAAGTAGGAACCCATGCAGGAAGAGCGTATCCCATTCGAGATATATTATCTTTAATTCTATAACCCTCTGCAATATAAGAATCTAGTACATCTGCAGATACCCAAAGACATTCCTCATCCTTAATTACTATTTCATTTTCTACAACAGGCATTCCATCATCATCAAGTCTAGGACGCTCTGTACAAACATAATACTCTTTAATTGGAAAACCAATAAGATCACCTAATTCCTCTAACTGAGAAAGATTAAGTTTAATACAGTCCATTCCTCTTTCTTGAGCTAACTGAATGATAGCAGAAGTTTTACCTAAACCAGATTCACCTACTACTTCAATTGCAGTAGTCTTTTTATGCTCATTATATAATCGTTTATTATTATCAATAATATAACTAGCTAATGTTTTTAATTCTTCAATATTAATTGTATTTATATTTTTCTTCATATTTTATGGTATAAAAATAGTATGTCCTGGATATTTTTGGGTTTTATGCCCATTACTTGTAATAACCCACATCATTTGTCGCATAGGTTTGAATGTGTCTAATGGAGCATAACCGTCAGTAAAAAATACTAAGGTAGTATATTTATTTAGATTAGCGTTATAATAATCTATTACAGGTTTAAAATCTGTACCTCCTCTACCTGTAATTTTTCCATCAAACTTTCCTTTATATTCATATATTTTATGAATATCGGCATCACATTCTACAATAGTTACCATAGACCCAGTTTTATATATGTGATAGATTTCACTAAAGAAATCTTGTAATTCTGAATCACTTACAGATCCAGATGTATCAATTCCAACAAGAATATGTTGTTTATGCTTTACTTTGATTCCAGCACTTCCAACAAATCTATTAGACTCTTTTCGAAGAGATTTTTTTGTATACGTTTTAAATGAATTTCCTAATAATCTTCGGAAATACATTTTCCAATTAAATATAGGAGGATCTACTTTAAATAATGCATCAATTATTGATTGAAATTCTCTTGGAATGCTACCTCTACTTTTAGTAGTAGCTGTAGCTGCTTCTTTTAATTGATGCTCAGTTTGATTTTGCATTAATTTTTTTCCTGCTTCATCAAGATTTTGATATTCTTTCCAAGACTTATGATCATCAGCTCCTCCACTAATTCCATCAAGACCTTGTATTGTGCCTCTATTCCCACTACCTGATCCTTTCTGTCCAGATTGAGAATTTTTTTGTGCATATTTTATTAGCTCTTCATAATAATATTTTGCACCTTTGTCCTTTTCTAAGTTTTTTACTAAATCAGGATATTTATCTTTTAGTTGATCCCACATATTATCAGGAACATCTTTTATATATTGATCACAAACTAAATCGCAAGCAATATTGAATAGTTTGTGGTCACTAATTCGAAGTTCTGATTCAATAAACATGTGGTTAAAACATATATGAATTAGCTCATGTTTTAATAAACCTAACTGCTGATTGTCAGTTAATTTATCTCAGTAATTAGGATTTATAACTAGTTTAGAATTTACTCCATTTCTAGAAACACAAGCTGTATCTACATATGTATCAGATATTTCTTTATTTAAATTAAGAAGAAAGAGCCCATAAAAGGGCTCTCTAATCATTAATTCCTTACAACATTTAATTAACTCCATTTGTATATTTGCAATTATTTTTATTTTGTTTTGCTCACCTACATAAAGTACTGGTAGGTATACCTAATTTTTTAGAGGCAGTTTTAATAGAATCATAGTAAATATTATTAACTATAATTGGCTTACGCCTTTTAATTAACATTTTCTTTTTTGTTATTTCAGACAACTTTCTTCCAAGTTTTGCATTTCGCATTTTGTCTCTAGTTTCTTTACTAGGAGTTTTTCCAAATCAGGGATTATTATCTTTTTTAACATTCGCATGATTTTTTGAAATTTTCATTCTAGAACTTAGACTATGTTTTTTGCCAACTCTATTTTTATTACCTATCTGTCGTTTTCTAGCTTTTTCTCTTTGTTCATCAGTTCATTTATAGCCTAATACAGAGTTGGCAATTTTACATATATTGTATTTAGGATTTAATTCATTAATTAATTGTTGTTCATAATAAATTAAATATTGTTTCTGGCAAATTAAAACTATTTCAAATCTAAATGCATTAGATCCATACTTTGTGTATGCCCTTTGCAATATAATAGAATGATGTTTTCCACTCTCCAATTGTCTAAGATGTTTTCTAAATCTAACTCCTAAACGTACTGCACTTCCAATATAGAAATCCTTAGTAATTGTATTAAAAATTCTATAAATTCCAGAAACATTATATAAGTTGCAATTGTAGTTATTTTGTATATTCATATATTTTTTCTTGCAAAAATACAAGAAAATAATTACAATTACAAATTTTTATTACATGCTTTAATGAGTTGCATATCTTAAATTTTTTAATCTTCATGTGGAAATTTATCGATTTTTTGACATCTAATATTAGATAATAAACAACCTAAAGCTTTAGCTTCATCATCGTATCCACTATATATAACTATACCTTCTTTATTTCATACAGTTACAGTATTTGTTTTAGAATTTCAATCTGCATAAAGATGTCTAAAAGAATGTTCTTGTTCTTCATCTATATGATCATACTGTACTGTTTCTTTATAATGGCTCATTTTAAATATAATTTTTCTCCTTAAACTGTATATACAGTTTATCTGCTAGTTCTGCTGCTTGAGGATGAGCTCCTATTGCTCCATATAATGAGCTACGTAATTTAAAGAATCCTTTCCATTGTTCAATAGTTCCAGTCATAATTAGTTCTGTCTTAGTACATAATGGTAAGACTTCTCTAGCTTCCTGTGGAGTTCTTCCTGAGTTAATTAGTTGCTTATAACATAATTCAGCATTTTCACATACTGATAAAAACACATCGTCATTATCTCCCACAACGTGTTTTAGAATAGTATGTGGTAAAGATTCTGGAGTAGTATCTTCTACATAGTCTCCATCCCAATAAACATACCTAGCTTCTTTTAGAGATGACCAATACGGAATAATGAATGTGATTTCATTGTTAAACTTCTCTTTATTAAAATTACAGTATCTTGTACTCATTTCCATAAATGAAAATATTCTATGCCTTAAAAATTCTCTACTTATAGAAATAGGAAGTACAAACTTTACAGTGATCCTTTTTTCATGATATTCAGTAGGTTCACAAATATACGAAAGATCGTCTAACCAATCGTTTTCATATAATACTCGATAATTAGTAGTAATGAATCCTACGTCATATGCAGAATTTTGTAGATCTAATTCATCACATCCTGTTTTTGAATATTTAATGATTTTAACTTTAGAATATTGGTTATTACGATATTTATAGTATATTTTAGGATTGTAGGTTTTTAAATAAACAGTACCGTGCTCTAGACAAGCTCCATGGTTCTTATTTTTAATCATGTTTACAAACTTTTCCGCAGAACCTTCTGTAATATAATTTTCACTTTTATATGCGGTTCTTCCTGCTTTCTCAATTTGCTTATAAATTCCTTGAATTCCTGAGCCTTGTTCAAGTATTTCTATAGATGGTTTAATTAGTCTCATATTCTTTAAGCTTATTTTCGAGATCTATTTTAGAAATACTTCCTACATGGCGCCAAACTTCTACATTATCTTTAGTAATAATCAATACTGGAATATTTCTAATCTTATAATTTGTAAGTACGACAGGATCTATTTCATCTACATCGATATCTTCTATAGTTACTTTATCTTTAAGTTCTTCAAGAATAGGAGTTAAAGATCGACAAGGTGCGCAATATGAAGCTCCAAATTTTAACAATTTTAACATAATAATTTCTTTATTTTATATATAGATATTTTTAGGCTATAAGAAGCATGTTTTAAAGATTGATACGTAATTCCATTAATAACAATCTGTTTCCCTCGATGAATGGGTTTTTCTAATGTATTATTTTCATCGACATATTTAAATATGTAATTATTACAGGATTTATTTTTACCATTTAAACACTCACTAATTCTTCAATTTGGAAACTCTTTTTGGAATTCTTTTCTAGAAGATCATGTTTTTATTAAATTCATATTTAAATCATATTGATTTATTGGTTTTAGAGAAATAGGAATTACTGAAGATTGTGTAATTATTTTATTATAACTAAAAATAAATCCACATGCTGTTTTAGTTCTATATTTAGGATTACAACAATTAGTAATAGTACTTTGAGATACTTTATAAAATTCTGCTGCCTCTACTGCAGAATTTCATTCTTTTAGAAATTTTCCTTCCAAAGAATATTGATAAACTTTTTTAGAAGTATTTACTATTGAGTGCAATCCTCCATCTAGAATGTTATAACACTTACCTCCGTTTTTATATTTAGCGATAAAAATTTTCTCGTAATTTTCTGCTTCTTCTTGAGTTAAATTTGAAAATATAATTTCATGTTGAAAGTTGTTTCAACCATACTTTTGTATAGCATTATAAAAATGAGGATTTCTTTTATATCCAAAACCATTATTTCATCTAACTATAGGATTTTGTTTAGTTATCCCAATATAAATTCCTCCAGAAGGACTTGTGTGTTTATAAACACATCACTTATTATTTTTCATATTATATTATTTTTTAGTACATTATGATGTTACAAATATATAAATTTATATTCATAATATCAAATTGCATTAAAAATAATTCATTTATATATTATGTTCTTTAATAAGGAGTACCGATCTATCTTCTTTATATTGATATGATATCATATTTTCTGGAGTATCTATTTCTAACTTTGCATTTTGTGATTGATCTGCACAAAAATCTGCTTTAAGTTTTTCTACTTCTTCTTGAGATTTAACTAATATAGTATTAGAAATATCACATCCATAAGCACAATCATCTCAATAATATATTAATTCATAAATTTTCATTGTTTTAGAATAAAGTTAATTGTTTATTTTTAAAGAAACTAACAATTTTATTAGCAGCTGATATATAAAATCTATAGTTAATATTACTTGGAATTGGTTGATCTTTTTCAATAGTATTCATAATAGTAACTCCAGAATCAGTTAATAGTTTAATATAATTTGATCGGTGATTATTAGAATCTACCTTACATTTATATAACCATGGTCCATCATTAGAAATATAATATCTATTAATTCTTTGAATTAATTTACCATCATATTCAACTGAATAATCTCTGCTTACTTTCTGATAGGTAATAAACTTATTAATGTCCTTACAATTTCTAATTGTTTCTTCAACAGGGACTTTATCTACTAAACATTTATTAACAGATTCAGGAATAATCATAGCATCCATTCCTTTTCCAAGTTTAACTTCATCTATAAACATTCCTTTCTTTTTCAGTAACTTAGGATCTTTTGTTTCAGAATAACCTTCCTTTACTGCAAGATAATCATTAATTGCATATTGATACATAGCTTCAAAACGATCTTCCTCTAAAGTTAACTTTGTTAACTTTTCCCATTCTCTACAAATGTTTTGAAACTCAACTTCCTTGTCTTTTGGGCGCAGAACAAATAAGCCATCAGTATTAGCTTGAACAATTTTACAACCTATTGCAATTAGCTTCTCAGCTAACATCAATAATAGAAGCTGACCATTAATTCTACAAATTTTCATATAAAAACGCAACTTTTTATACAGTTCTCTTATGAACTTCTATATATTTCTATATAGTTAAGACTATATCTTAATCCTATTTTTTAGGATTCTCTCCATTTCCATCACCATTAGCTTGTGATGTACTCCCTTGCGGGATAGTCGTTGAACTTTTAAAATTACAATATATTTTATTTATTTTTTCTAAAAACTCCTTCTGAGAAAAATTATTTTTCATTTTATTACATGTCCAACAGCAAGATACACAATTTTCTTTTATATATCCAATATTTGAATCAATTCTATCAATACCATTAACTGCCTCAGAAATACCATTCCAAGTTGTAGTTTTTGTATGTTTAGGAAAATCTCCACAATAATAGCATTTTCCTAGAACTAAATCTTTAAATTCTAAATCAGATAAATCTCAACTAATATTTCTTTGTTTTGCATTATTTACATAATGAATAAACATATTATATAATCTTGTTGTTAAAATACTACCATTTCTAGCATGACAACATTTTGGACAATGAATAATACCTTTTAGAGATTCTTTTTTACGAGAAAATTGAGAATGACAATGCTTACATTCTATAATATAATACAAATGTTTTCTATTCATCTTCTCATACTTTTCTAAATCAAATTTAATTACTTTAAATTCATCATTTTCTCAATTAAGTTCTTTGTTTTTATACATTTATTATAATTTTACTTAGCTGCTGATTACCATGAGTAACTTTACTTTTAGGCTTCCAGCAATTAAAAGAGTTTATTATTCTATATATTACTATATAGCCAGACTAAAATTAATCTGCATAACAGTAAATGGACTATAGCAAAAATTGTGCTCATTTTGCAAATTTCCACTTAATCCATTAAGAGCTAATTTTAATGTTTCATTCTTTACTTTATTGCCATTATGCTTAGCTTCAATACGTTCATCTTTAATTTGAGAGTAAACTTCAAGGAACTCTTTACCTAAATGTTGGGGATAAAACTTATGTTCTATAATCATACTAGGATATAGAGAAGCTACATCTACATCACTGAGTATCTGATTTTCATTAGGTATTATTTCCTCAGGTTTATTAACAGAATGTATCATTTTTGTTATCGTAAAGGCTTTTTATCCTTTACTTCTTATGTTATTGTAGTTCACATAAGTTCGGCGTACCTTTTCAGTATTACTACTGTCGAGAACTCTTGGGAGAATTATATTTATTCATCTCCTACGCTCTACACTACCTTACAGCCTTTCGCAATCTATAAGGTTAGCACGGGGTTATAGTATTTTCTTTTTAGATAGTATTCGCAATTTATATTATTAGCAAAATATTCTTCTATGAATCTTTTTCCGCCATATAATGTTAAGCTATAGTACTTACAAGTCTTTCCTCGTATTTCTTTTAAATTATATTTAGTAAAATACTTATACGTCTTAAAATTATATAGTACCTGTTTAGCAAAGTATTTAGAATTTAAACATATCTGAATATGACCTTTACCAATATAACCATCTCCATCAATTAAACCTCTTACAAGATGTTTAAATAAATTATGTTGGACTATATACTTTGGCAATAAAAAGTAATTATCATAAGTTTTTCTAGGCTTAATATTATATTTACTTAAAGTATTAAACATATGTTTAGAGCTTCATCGTAAATGTACCTGTTTCTTTCTAGATTTTACTCCACTTTGATTATCATAATATTCTAAAGGCTTATTTGGAGAAATATCTTTTTGAAATAACTTTATAACATCTTCATCATCAATAGATACATTAATCATAAACCTATAACTTTCTGAATACTTTTTATTATTTTTAAATTTTTCTTCTAGTTGTAAACATCCATCAGCAATAAAATATCCTAATAAATAAAACTTTGATTCTGAATCTAAATTATCAAAAAAGTTATCATTTATTAAATATTTAAAACGACGTTTGATATTTAAATTATATTGTTTACAAAGTTCTCCTAACCTTCTTTCAGGAATATCGATTATTTTACTAATTTCCTTTAAATTTAATCCACTTGTATTCAGTTCTACGATTTGCTGTGAATTAAAGTTTTTTAAATATTTTTGATTTCGCATAATATATTGTTTTAATTATTAAAACACAAATATACGAAAAATTATCTAAATATACAACTCCTTCCCCGTTTTTTCTCGATTATGTGGCATACATTTTACCACCAACTCCAACACAATACTCTAGACCGTCTAATATAAAATGTTTTTCATATCCTTTTCTTCCTGGAGATACTGTTTGTTTTTTCATTTCTTCTAATACAGACTGAAGAATAGGAGTGTCAAATTTAACAATTGGAAGAATAACTTTACTCAAATCAATCATATCACAAGGAGAACGTAAGTCTTTAATCTGTTTCCAGGTCTGACCAGTTTTCTCAAGATATTTCTGAGTAATAATTTTCATACCAATGTTTACACCATCCTTATTAAGTACCTTAACTCCATATTCATCCTCAATAGCAATTCTTAAATCAATATCTCTTTTACATCGATTTAATAATTCTTCAGTAGAATCGACATCATTAACATTATAACTAATCATGTTTGGAATTTCAGATGCAGGAAGCCAAGATTGGAAGTCTCCTTCATACTCTTGTACACAACGAAATTTCATTGTTACTTGCATTTCTTTCAACCCAACTCTCAATTTTTGAGAATATAACATTGTAAGCAAATCCAAGGTTTCAAAATAAATTTTATATTTCCATTTACTCCAAGAAGTAAAGTTACCATCTGTAGATCTAATAATTTCATTACTAAGATTATATAAAGACTTGCAAACACTAAGATAATCAAGTGTTGACAATTTCTTATGATAATCAATAATATAATTAATTATAGGATTATCATAATGTAAATTATTATATCCACAAAATATTTTATCTGTAAAAAATTGTAGATCTGTAGTATAGTTTTTTGCTCAAACGCCATCTTGAGGTTCTTCTTGAATAGTTCAAAAGAAATCAACTAGTTTTAGAAGATCATTTCGTCTTTCAGAAATTTCAAAATATAAATATTCTCCTGTTTCAGAATTTTTTACTGTACAGTGAAATACATTTGGAAATATCTCAATATCATAAACATATACAGTTTTACCTCGGATTAACATTCTATTATTTCATATAATTTATTAAAATTTTCTTCCATTAACCAGAATTTATATCCATTCCAGTTAATATAATAACCTTTGACTCATTTATTTTCAGGATGTTGTAACTGAATTTTCTTAATTCTATCATAAAATTCATATTTAGTCATAGGTTCTACCTCTACATCAAAATTCTTAACTCGAGCTTTCATTAAAACGTTCCTTAAGGTTTACCTCTTTACATATCCATTCTCCATTTTTATGTAAATAATGATACTCAATCATTATTGGATCTAAATTATAGTAATCTTCTTCAGTTGGAGATATAATTGCGCCAGATCCATCTGCATAAAAACTTGTTGTATCTAAATCTGTTCCTAAACAAGATATATCTCCATTAGCAATTAGTTCAATAATATCGTTTATATCATTCCAATTATCATGTAGAGTTTCCCCAACACCTTCTGGATATCCATCAAAATGACAATAAATTGAACTAACACTACCATATGGATTTATCATTCCTATTCTAGATCTAGTGGACATAAGATTGTAGTATTAGTGTTAAATACAATAAATTTTCCTGTAGAACTATATTATTGAGTAAACACAATTTATTGTATATCTGGATATAAATATTATATATTCTTAACATTTCTTTAACTTTTTTAATCAATCCTCTTCTACAAAGTATGAAGAAGGGCCATACTGATCAATTCAACCTTCATCATTAACAAGATGCGCATGACAATCAAAATCATCATAACTCATTAATTCTTGAACTTCAGGCCACTCAATAAGTATATATTTCATATTATATTTCGTCTAATTCTTGTTTTAGTAGCTCAGGATAATATTTTCGATAAAATATACGTATTGTATCTTCACCTACTTGTAAATCCCTATTTTTATCCCGTTTAACAGCTTCTTTATATGGAATAACTATTTCCTTATATTCAATATTTGCATCGAAATTTGAGGCAATTTCTTCCCATTTAGCCCTAGTTTTAGGGTTAAGATTAGTAGCATCAATTATAACGTTATAACCTTGCTCTAAAGCAGAGGTAATAGTTGTTTCCTCAAGAGTATTAATTAACTTTTCCCGAGACGGAATCCAATAATCACCGCACATAAGTCGGAGATCGTCCCTATTCACCCGAATCCAAGTAGACTTTCCCTTCACGAACTCTTTAGACCACGAAGTTTTGCCACTAGCTGGAGGTCCAACCATTACAATTATTGTTAATTTATTTTTTGTCATAAAATTGCTTTATATACATAGGATGGACTTCTGTTAGAAAAGTACTTAAATCTTTTTGGTACTTATTTTTCATAAGTTCTTCAAGATTAGATTCTCTAGAAAACACATCTGGACGATTTACTTTAAACTCTCTAAGAATTTGTAATGCCCAATTAACTTCTATATACTTTTCTAAAGGAGTAATACTAGGATCTTTAATAATATAATTTCTAAACTTAACTAAATCAGGTTTTACATAAACATTAAGATATTCTTTTATCTTTCCTTTTTTATTAAGTGTAGAACATACATATGGTAAAAGATCCCCACAATCAGTTCTTTGAAACCAATCTTCAAAAGAAAAATATAAACAATGTTTTTCTTTATCATATTTGGTTTTAATGTTTCCAATGATAACTAAAAGATCAGTTTCAAAAAGAGAACAAGGAATTTTATAAATATACTTAATATCCTTGTTCTCTTTTAATTCCTTAATCTCTTCTTTATTCATTAGGTTTTATAACTCTAGGATGTGCTTCAATAGATGAAAGTTCACAAGGAGCACTTTCTAATAAATCATTATAAAATTCCTTATATGTATTATATATTTCTAATTTAACTTTTTGAAGTTCTTCAAAATCTAAATCAGATACTTCAAGAGCAATACTAGTACATGGATACGCTCCAAATACAGTATCTTCAAAAGTACGATATATAATTATCCTAAATTTTAAGTTATCTGATTCAAAAAGATCTTCTGTAATATCGCTACATGGATAAGAATGATAAGATCTATCATCTTTTTCAGTCCATTGAATTCTATATCGATAAGCGTTATCAGAAGTATGATAATACATATATTTATTACCTATAGCTTTTGGAGTTAGATCGAATATACAATGTCGAAAAAGTTGATCAATTTTTTCTTGAGATAGGTTAAACGGTTGTTTCATTTTCTTTTTGTTTAGTTTGTTCTTTAATTACTTTATCAAAATACTTAAACATTTCTTCCTGAGGAAATAATGTTTGAAGTTGATCAAGTGTAAGTGCTGTATCTTTATTAACTAATTCTGAATATTTATCTGATACAAATTCAAATAATTCCTCAATAGTAGCAAATTCATTTACAGAATCATTTAAAATAAAATTCCATATTTTTTCAGAAACATTCTCTCCAAAATACAACGTTAAAGCTATATCAAGAGCATGTTCTAAATAATACCACATCTCACTACTTCTAATATCAAAACCTAGTCTTTCAAAATTCTCTGCTTCATTTAAAGCAGTACGATAACTTGAAATTAAATCTTTAAGTTGCTTTAATGTAAGTTTCATTATAAATCAGTTTTATCTCGTAGACTTTTGAATACTGGAAGATTTGGAACTGCATTTTCTGTTGCAGTATATCCAAAATACTTTACTGTACCCATTTGTCCTATTAATTTGTCTATATTTTCTCGATATCACTTCTTTAAAGCTCTATCTCCCATAGGCTTAGCTTCAAATGGATATCCGTCCTTTGTTTTCATATTAAAAACAAAATCCTCTTCTCGAAGGCCATCAGTCATTCCAGTTATTTCAAATTCATCATCCTGGAACATTTTTACTTTTAGCATTCGCTTATCTCGAGCTCCACATTTATATTTTTCATTTGGATCTCTAATAACTAAACCTTCATAACCTTCAGATATATACTGATTATGAAGTTGAACAATTGCATCCTTTCCAGATACACTTTCGTGATTAACTACTACAACTCTATTAGGAATAATAGAACTTAAACTCATACATTTATCTAACTCAGTTAGAATTTTTAGTCTTTCCTGAAAAGTTTTAGTTTCATCAACTATATCATAAACATAATATTGAAGTTCTTCGTGTTTTTCACAAAGATCTTGTAATCTAACAATTCCACTAATATAAGATAGAGGCTTTCCATGAATATATAATTCTCCATCTAATACTACATTTGGATTATTATTAAAAAATTGATTTAAGAATGTATTCTTACGAATATAAGTTGTAGGAGTATCATAATCTTTACCTCCTCTAGAAGAAGTATAAACTTCCTTATCCTTATAATACATTAGACACCTTACTCCATCTAGCTTAGTTGAAGCATATCATTTATTGTCTAATATATTTTGTTTAGATTTTGGGAGACTATCAACACTAAGAGCCAACATAGGCTTTAAGTTTCCTTTTGCGTCGGTATTCTGTTTAGGAACTTTTAAATCTACTTCTGATTCATCTGTTATATCTTTTATTTTAAGTTCCTCTTGAGATTTATACCCTTTATCTAAATAGCTATTGCATAAGCTATTATATTGTAATTCAGCTTGTTCTTTGACAGTTCTTTTAACTTTACCTTGTTCAATAGTAACTAAAGGTCGTTTAACCATTTTTCCATTCAATACGCCAGTTTCTCCAGTTATTGAATAGAATTTTTCATTCGATTGAATATCAGTATGTTCATTTAAATTTAGTTGAACTACTCGAATCTTATTATTATTGTCTCTTTTAAAGAAGTAATTTGTCATATTATCTTTGATATAAATATATATCATTAGTAGTTCGAGATAAAGCTACATATTGTAATTGTCGTAATTCCTCAGGATCTGTACATTGCAAAATATTTTCCATATCAACTAATACTGCTAAATATGAAGAAGATTGTGATTTATGTGCAGATATACAATATCCGTAATCTAAAGATTTTCTCTTTATAACTCTTCCTTCATGTACTAAATCAAAAGGAGTAAGAAACGCTTCTTGAAATTGATAATAAGCTCTCCAATCTTTGCCATTTTTACTTTTTACAGCTTTAACTCTCATATTATCAATTCGAACTGCTAAATTAGCAATATCATAACTACTATTATATCTTGAAATTATAGTAATCTCAATATCACACTCTTTAGAAGGATCATATAAAGTTAATTTATATGCTTTTAATCCTTGAAATGTAGTATCTTCAACTTCTCTAACTAAATAATCAGATGAGTTTTCAATAATACCTTGATTTTTATACATACAAGAATCATACCCAGTTAAGACCTCTCCAAAATGATACTCCTCATCATCATTAAAAACTAAACGTCTAATAATTTGATTTAAAGCTTCAATCCTTTTATTAGTATATGTAACTAGTTTTACAATATGTTGATCTTCAAGATTCATTCCAACCTTAAATAGATAACAATGCTCTTCTAACATTTCTCGAATATTATTATATACTTTTAAAGATCCAGAATCACTATCTAGAGTAGATTCAAATCTACTAATTGGCTTAGAACGTAACGTTTCTAATATTTTTCCAATTGGAGAATCTGAAGATTGACGATATACTTTATCTAAAGTATATTTAGTAGAATTTCTAAATGTTTTAGATATTTGTTTTTGACTTACAGGACTTAATTGTTTTTCATCTCCAAGTCATATAATTTTACATTGATGATCTACAGCTTGATCAATAATTAATTTATATAAATCATCATTAACCATACTGCATTCATCAATAATCCAGACTGCTTTATATTGTAAATATATAGTATTTTTTTGTATAAAGTTTAACTCTTTAAGATCTAATTCAAGTATATTAACTTGTGGAGATAAACTCAATAGTCTATGAACAGTAATAGCTTCTGAATCAACTACAGAAGCTATTACGTTCTTTGACTTATTTGTAGGAGTAATTACTAAAAATGGAATATTATTATCCTTCAATATCTTCACAATTAAAGCACATATTTGAGTTTTTCCAGTACCTGCTCTACCTGAGATACATAAATGTTTAGTATCAGAATTAATCTTAATATTACTTTTAATATAGTTTAGAGCTGATTCGAGTACCTCTTTTTGCTTAGAATCTAGTTGAAATGAAAGTAATTCAGATTCTAATTTTGATAAGTCATAGTTTAAAATCATTTTAGTTTACTCCAGAATGTCCTGTTCCTCCACCTCTGTCAGATTGATCAGAGAATTCTTTAACAGAACGTTTTACAATCCAGTTAATAAATTCAACACGCTTAAGTACTAGTTGTCCAATACGTTCTCCATCTGTTATTACAACAGGTTCAGAGCCATTATTAACAACAAGTAAACCTACTTCATCTCGATATCTTGCATCAATTGTACCTGGAGAGTTAATTAAAGTAAGACCAACCTTAAAACTTAAACCAGATCTTGGGCGTACTTGTATTTCATATCCCTTTGGAATACAAACAAATAAACCTGTAGGTATAATTGCTCGAGATCTAGGTTCAAGAATAAAAGATTTTAATGGATTAACTTCGTTTTCAAATAGAAATTGGCAATTTCCTTTTGTTTTTAGCGGTTCATCTGAAGTTATTCTGTTAAAATCGACTCTAACATCACAACCAGCATCTCACTCTTCAGTATACTCTGGAAGAGTATTTTTAGAAATATTAACTACTTCAACATCAGTCATTGCATCACGAAATTCTTCACTATACTTTTTCATATTTTACTGAATAACGCTTGCGAGGTTTACCCATTCTAGCACGAGTAATAGGATTTGCCATATTTTCTTTATGAGTTACTACTCTAAGATTAGACAAACGATTATCACTTCGATCACCATTAATGTGGTCAATCTCAAAGCCTTTAGAAATCGGACCATAAAAACTTTCCCAAACTACACGAGCTCCATTAATACTCTTAGTTTTCTTATTTACTCTAACAGTATATCGAGTATAACCATTACTTAAGCATCCAACTAACTGACAATTTCTCTTACCAATAAGTTTACCACTATCAGTTACACGATAACCTTCTAATCCGTGAGCGGAAACGATTCTTTCTGTCTTCATATCTCTTAAATTTTAATCTATTAATATTTTATTATTTACAATTATACACAACGACTAAATCCACAACTCTTACATATAGTACAACCCCCTTCATATATTAAATGGTCACCACAATCTGGGCAAAGTTCGTGAGATTCTGTTCCATTAACAATAAATGTTTTTATTGCTCTTTTTACTCCATTCTTCCAGGTATTTAAAGTATCAGATTCAAAATGCATACCATCAATAATCTTGACTACTTTATCTAATTCAATTCCTCCTCTTAATAGAGCAGATATTAATTTAGCATAATTCCAGTATTCTTGATTAAAGATGCGAGACAATCCTCCTAATCGATTTGTATATCCATACTTATCGACATATTGAAAATCATATCGTTTACCAAATTCATCTTTTACCTTAATAATTTTACCTTCGGTAATAGTTGAGGGAATTGGAAAATCCTCAATATTATTAATTCCTGTAAATACTTCATAAGGTCTATCATCAACTAAACCTACAAATGCAATCCAGTTTTCAGTTCCATTTTTAAATCTAATTAATTTAGCATCAATTGATTCTGGACGCTTCATTAATTCTTTACTCCCCGTAGGTTTCTTAGATAAAATAGCTCCTCTTTTACAACCTGCTCTATAAACAGTTACACCTTTTAAATGATACTCTCATGCAAGTCTATAAATTCTTTCAACATCATCTATTGTAGCAGATTCAGGTAAGTTTATTGTTGAGGAAATTGAAGCATCTATATATCTTTGTAAAGCAGCTTGAACTTGAATTCTCTCTGTATAAGGAATGTTCTCTGAAGTTACTACATATTCTGGAAGTTGATTTTCAGGAACTCCTTTTGAAATGAAATTATTTTGGATAATTGGAGTATATACTTTATAAAGTTTCTCTTTATCAACTAAAGATTCTGTTTTTCTTGTATAAGAAGTTGCAAAAATGGGTTCACAACCTGTTGAAATTCCTAACATAGTAGCAATACTACCTGTAGGAGCACAAGTTAATAACTGAGAATTACATAATCCTCGTAAAAGAATATTACTTCTTAGTTCTTGATATCGGAGGTTATTTTCTTTAGTATTAAGTGCTTGAAAGAAAGGTGTATCTACAACTTTTGTATTAAACATTGGATATGCTCCTTTACTTACTGTTAGTTCATTAGAACTTTCTAAAGCTGAAAAGATCATTTCTGTTCCAATCATATTAATCCATCTAATAGATTCTTCACTTCCATATTTAATACCTAGTTTTATAAACATGTCTGCTAACCCCATTACTCCTAACCCAATTTGTCTCCAATTTTTAACAGATTCTCTTTGTTCAATAAGGGGATGTAATGGAAGACCTTCATCAAGTACTTCATTTAATGCAACTACTGCTTTTTTAACAGTATCTTTAAATCCTACAAAGTCAAACGTTTCACATTCTGTAACAAATTCTGCAAGATTTATACTTCCGAGTAAACACGATCCCCCACTCGGCAAGGGCTCTTCCAATTTATTATCATAAAGGCTTTTTATCCTTTATTTCTGGGAGTTTCCTCCATACAGTTACCTGATACGTCTGTTAATTCAGACCAGTTTAGCATACATTTTTACTAATTTCTATTAATTTTGTAACTAAATCTTTCTTATTGTTTACATTAAGTATTTTTGCAACAGTTCTATAGTCTTTCACATTTAAACATGCACATAAATCTTGAATAAAAGTTAAATTATTCATTTTTACATTCTGTAGCAGTCATTTATTTTTTCTAACTCAATCTTCAATCTGTTTTATTTTTAAAGATATTGAGTTTTGATACTGTTCTTGAATTTTTGTTGAAGCAGCTTTCACTCCTATTAAATAATGTTTAGGGTCATTATTTGCACATTTTAGGCTACAATACTTTTTAGAATCATAAGGTTTACATTTAAATTCAGTGCCACAATAAATACATTTACGAAGTACATAATTTTTTAAACCTTTTTGTTTAACGGTTTCAGTTCCTTTTCTAAGGCCATTTAACATTTTAGAAGCAATTTCAGGATTAGTTCACTTTTGTTTGCTACTTAAACTAATCTTAGTTTTTGTAGTATCACAACATTTACCTCCATTATTTCCTCCAAGCTTCAAATTATAACCTAAAGTTTTGTCTGTTGTATTATATTCAGAAATATAAAACTGTTCTTTACTATTTAATTCTTCAATAGAAACACATTCACAAAGACACTCTCAGATAAAATTATCAAATCCATACTTAATAAGTGCATTATGAAAACGATTATTATAGTACTTATTTCGTCTACAATCTTTTTCATGTTGTTTCCTTCTATGTTCTAAAGAATTAATAGTTTGACCAATGTAAATTTTATTATTAATTTTATTCGTTACTTTATATATTATCATAGTAAATTAGTATTGGGCACTCGTGGTGAGATTATATTTATTCACTCACTATGCGTTACAATACTTCCTAACCTTTCGTAATTTAGGAAGTTATCTCGGTATTTTCATACAACAAAGATAGTAATAAATTTGTTAACAAACAAATTCCACCTCTTTGAATTGGTTAGAATTCACCGATTTTGCCCAATTTTTTACTTGAGCCAAAGATTGACGTAATTATTTGATTATCAATCACTTACATAGCACAAGGATTTACTCCAGCAAAAGAAAAATCAGGGTTATTTGAGAGAAGATTTCAATTTTTAATAGCATCCCAGAATAAAATTCCAGGCTCTGCATAATCTCAATTCATCTCTGCTAATTTTCTAAAAATAGGATAAGCTTCAACTTCTTTAGTTATAACTTCTCCTGTATCTGTAATAAACTTAAGAATCAAAGTTTCTGCATTAATAACAGATTTCATAAAGTTATCACTAACTCTAACAGAAATATTAGCTTTTGTAACTTTATCTAAATTTGACTTAAGTTCAATAAATTCTTCAAGATCTGGATGATCACAAGATATTGAGATCATTAATGCCCCACGTCTTCCAGATTGTCCAATCAATCCAGTAATATATGAATAAAAATCCATAAAGCTAACTACACCAGATGTTGTTTTTGCTGCATTGTTTACTTTAGATCCTGTTGGACGGAGATTTGAAATATCAATTCCACATCCACCTCCATAACTAAAAGTACGAGCTAGCTTAGATCCACATTCAAAAATAGATTCAAGATTATCTTGTGGAGGAGCAATTACATAGCAATTTGAATAAGTAATTTTTTTATTTTTAGAATTCAAACCTCTATTTGCTAAAATTCGTCCTCCAAAAATAAATTTCTTTTCTCTGATTAGTTTTTCGACTTCAGGATTATTATTACTTACTCGTTTAAACCACGCGTCTAATGATTCATTTTCAAATCTATATTTATTATTTCAAATTGTTATTGCAAGTTCGTCTTTATTTAACCATTCTTCTATAGTCATTTATATATAATTTTATATATAAAGAGAATAAAAGAGGCAGATTACTCTGCCCCTCTATTCTTTCTTTTACTGAGTTTTACATCAGATTGTTCTACTCCAAAGACAATATATTGCCCTTTTTCTGCCTTAGTAGAAGGCATATATTCAAGTTCAAAATCAATATCTTTAGTATTGTATACAGTTTTTGCATACACATTTTCACGAAAGTTACGAATTAAACTTTTAGCTAGATTTAACGCTTCAGTTTTGTTTACTGCTTCTCCAATCACTTCATGATTACGTTTTAAACGAATTTCAATAGTTCGATAAAGCTTACAACGTCCCTTACGTCTTGAACTAATAACTTTATAAGGCTTCTTACGAGTATCTTTAGTGCCAGATTTTATAGCAATAATAATACCAGCACCTTCAAAATCAAACATTCCTTTTTGTTCAAGAAAATCTGCAGCAAATATATTCATATCTTTAGTTAGAACTGGAGATCCAGATTTTTTTCAGCTTCTGGTAGCATCTTGTACTACAGTTATACCTTGTTTAAAAGCATTAATTTTAGCTTCATCTAAGGTATAAGCCTGAATTTCTAATTTGCGCATATTTAAATAAATGTAACATCATCAGAATAACCATTGATTTCACAATATGCAACCATTTTTAGAAGTCTACAAAATTCTAATCTACCTATATTAAGTATATCTGAATCAATATTAAAAACACTAGCTCTGTTAGAGCCTGTAGTTTCAACGGCAATAATATTAGCTTGAAAAGTCCAGTCTTTAGGAGTGTATCCATATTCTTTTTTACAGAATTGAAGTAACATCCATAGGTACATTCCCATCTGTCTATGATAATGAAAATTCCAAAAACTTCCATTCATAAATTGTTCAAGTAAATGACCCGTAGTCTTTAAATCATTAAGAGTAATTATTTTATTATCTTTATCAATCGTCCAATTATCAGCTTTCATTTTTAATTTTAATATACATTTACTATTATTATATTCGCCAATAATATCTATGAACAAAGCATCTTCATTATAAGCTTCAAGACCTTCAGGTCTTACTAAGTTTACTATTGAAGGATTGTTAGATAACGATTCTAAACAATTACTGCAAATTGTACGATGTTTATCATTTAAAATTACTAAATCGCCTTCTATTAAATCTTTGCAGTTTTGATAATAATTTAATCCAGATTTTATTATATTTTGGATTCTACTCTCATTTAAATTATTTTTATAATAATCTATATCAATACAGCTTTTAGTAATAGATTCTCTAATAGTATAACCTTGTTTTCTATATTTAATAATACTATCTATTACCATACCTAATTTTGCTGTAGGCTTATTATATGAATCACCTAATTTAAAAGACTCTGGTTGTAAAAATAATTCATGTATAGCTGTTCCTAATTCTAAAGAATTAGTTGATTTATTTTCTATACCATTATTATATAAACTTGGACTACCACCCTGATCAGGATTTATATATTTTAATCTAGAATTTGATATATAATTAGAATAAGAGCTTGAGAAATATTCTGCATCACTTATTTTACTTCTATATACACTTTCTAAGACTGGACTAAGTTTTATATCATTTAAGTTAATTGTCATTTTCCTTGCGTTTTGTCGCTGGACTACAACCTAAATAATAAGCTATATGAAGCTGGCCTTTCATGTATTTAGATAACTTATATTTCTTAGCTACTTCATTTAAGATATTTTCTGCAATATCATCATCTAAAAAGTAGTTTTCAAAATGAATGTTCTTCTTGCCATCTGACATAATTTCTGCATTTTCAGCTAAAATATCAAAGTCTGCAGAAGGTTCAGCTAATTTATAGGCTTTTATATAGGCTTCATGTAAGGCCAGTTCTAATTTATCCTTTAAATTCATTACTTAATAGGTATTTTAAGATCATAAATTCTACGATGTCCTACTTGATAATACTGATTATGAGGAGCATCCATTAAATAACAGAATATTCCCGCATTAGTAATTTCTTTATAATTATCATATTTATCGTCAATCATAATAGTAATTCCTTTGCTCTTAATAGCTTCTACTTTACTAGCATTCCAAGGTACTGTAATTACAGGAGCACATGGCAAACCATTCTTCTGTAAACTTTCTTGAATCCATTCTATTGGAATATTTCTTGCAGTTACATAATAGTCTACTTCAAAAGAGGGTCTATGTAATACAGGAATATTAATCCAAAACTCTTTATCTGATTCTAACTCATGTAGATGTTCAGACATCTGATAGTTTGCATTCCAGTAAGGATTCATAGCAACACCAAACTTGTCTTCATAAGCTTTGTTGAAATCAAATACTACATTATCGAGATCTAATCCAACAATAGGCTTATCGATAGGAGCCATAACTCTATCATCTCCTTGAGGATATATATGATAGAATTCACATAATATCAATGCGTTAGTAGCTACTTCAGCCATTTCTAAAAGTCCCTCGTTTGTATAATCAATACCTCGTTCAAATTGATTTAAATGTTTCTTAAGAGATGAAAGAACATCTGTCCATTTCATACCTCTCTTCCATTCATTTTCTTGGTACTTACTTAATTTGCTTGTAAGAATTTTGTTGACCTCCTCAATTCCATATTGTGGAGTCAAATCGTATCTAATCTTTTGTTGTTCCATCTTTGCTAGATAATGCTTCTAAAAATATTTCACATAACTTTCCAGACAAACCTAATTGAGTTTTTGCATCAACTTGAGGTTCAAATCGAGGGACATAATTTAATTCATCTTTCTCTTCATCATATGTAAATACAATGATAATTTTTTGTCCAGAAGCAGAAGTGAACACTACTCTACAACTATCCATTAATTAATTTTGATAAGAGTTCATAGAAAAAGTCTTTATCCATGATTACTACTTCTCCTGCAGAACCAAATACTTTTTCTTTCTTAACTTGTTTATTTCAAATTACAATAAAAGGTTTATCTTTTAAAGGACATTCTTTTTTAATAGCGTGATATTGAGGTGTATTAACAGTATTTTTCAATTGTATATAACACGGTAACTTACCACTACGATCAACTAAATCCACTTTTTTATCATCCATACTTTTAGATTCAGATCTTGATGTAACTACATCTGTAAATCCAAGATTTCTAAGTTCTTGAGCAATTTTTGTCTCATATCTATGTCCTTTATTTCTACAATATGCTCCTGTTTTCCTTTTCTGAGACGTAGTTTTTTGCTTTTTCAATTAATTCTAAAGTTTTAGTCCTTCCGTACATTTTATAAAAATCTGATATATCCTTAGCTTTATAATGTCTAGGTATAAATAATACATGCACATCAGGAAATTTCTTACGAATTTTATTCATATTTTCAATTCCAGCAAGGTCATTATCATAGAATAAAATTATCTTGTTGAATTTAGACTTTAACTTTGCATATTGAGCTTCAGTTAAAAAACAATTTTCAGAAATTGGAGCTATTGCAGGAATTTTATCACATGAATAAAGAGTCATAACATCCTTTAAAGATTTCGTTACAACTAAATATTCTCCTCCATTTTTTGGAAGTGCGTGAGCACCTTGTAATCTAAATGACTTTCAATTTGAAATAAACTTATATTTTATATTTCCAGGAAAATATATACGTCAACGTTCTATATCTTCTCGAATACCTCCATAATATCCAAATACTAATTGTCGATCTTTATGTAAACTAAATATACTTCCATTTAAAAATACATTTTTACATGAAAATACATGAAACTTTTTTAATATAGTTTTATCTATACCATATTTAGATCACCATTCAAGTTCATAATCTTCTCAAGATTTATCTTCAATTTGAATAACAGCTTGAGTAGTATCATTAAATTTTTGATTTGTATATTTAATAAGAGGTTTATTTATAGTTAAATTTTTGCGGGAAACTATTCCAAAGTCATTAGCAATTATTTGTAAAGCCTTGCCATAAGGACAATCGAATTTATACATTACAACCGAAATAAAATTTCCATAAAAGTCCAATTTTGTTATCCTATAGGCTTTTTATCCTATAGTTCTATAAGTATTTTGGCATTCCTTATAGTTCGGCATATATTTTCACCTTTAACTTAATAGTAAGGTGTTGGAGACTCGTGGGATATTATATTTATTCAATCCTATGCTCTACGATTTCAATAACCCTATTAATCAGATTAAAGCTTATCTCGGTATTCAAGGAATCATATTTTCTTTTTAAAAAGTAATTGGCATCTTCATATAAAAATTTTTTAATTGCAGCTCTATATTTACCAGATAAAGGTAAATATGCTCTTCAATAATCCATTGTCTTACCCTTAATTTTATAAACCGTATAATTAAAATTTTTAAATGTATCCATTATTTGATCACAAAAAGGTTTAGATGTAAAAACAAAATACATATTATGATTGTCTATGTGTCCATCTCCATCTAAAAAACCTCTAATAAAATGCCTCCATAAATAATCAGGTATTACATTATCTGGAAGTTTAAACTCAGCATCATGTGTTTTTCTTGGGCAAATATTATATTTATTAATTAATATTTCGGCCATATGATCAGAGGTTCATTGTAATGTATACTGTGGTTTGGTTTTTTCTGAAACGTGTTTGAGACTCATAGTAGCATATGGACAGATCCTATCATGTAATAATTCAATAGATTCTTTATCAAGAATTGTATTATCGAAGCTCATTTTATATGATACCTTAGTTTTATATTGAATTTTTTTTATACACCCATCTGCAATAAAAAAACCTAACAGATATGCTTTTTCTTCGCAATCAATATTATCAAAATAAGTATCATTAACAGGATTTCTATTTCTAATTTGTCTATTATACTTTATATTGTTTCTTCTGAACCAATCGCTTACTGCACCTTGTGTGATTCCTAACTTTTGAGCCAATTCTTTTTGTGTTTTTCCTTCTGCTAACGCTAATATTTCATCAACAGAATAACTTTTTCAGATATTATAATTCATAATTATTAATTTAATTTTTAAGTTTGTATTATTTTTTAATTATACAAATTTAATAATTAAATTAACAAAATCCAAATTTTGTTTACCGATATTCCCCAATTTTTCTTAAAATATTTCTATTAAAAGGTGGCAACTGACTTTACCACGAAAATCTTTAAATATTAAATCTCCTTTCCTATTCCTATAAAATGCGCAGGTAGGTTTACTATCTTGCCTTAATGGAGACTTGAACAATCCTTTTTTTACAGGAATGCCCAAGTAATGCTCCATTAAAGTTTCTTCACTAACTTTACTTAAAATAAGTTCTTTAGTGATATTTATCGGTTCTAATGTAAAGACCATTAAAATTTAACTATATTATTTTTTAGAATGGTAGGTCGTCTTCTGAGCCTTTTACATTAAACGTTTCCTTAAGATCGTCTAAATCCTTATCCCGTTCTTTCATGTTAGTAGGTTGTGCAGAGTTAGCATTCTCAATATCAGTCTTTTCTCTAGCAGTTAAAGTTAAATCTTCGCCAATAACTTTTGTTCTACTATGAACAACTCCATCCTTGCCTACTGATGCAACATACTTAGGCATATTAGCAAAACCTTTATAAGGAATTAACTTGATTTGAGTTTCTTTACCAACAGAACCTGCTAAATTTTCCTTTAAATATTTAGCAAGAGCCTTAAAGCTACTTACTTCAATCTTTTCTCCTGCAGCAATTTTTGCACCTAATTCGGGATTAAGAGCATTAATGATCTGAGTAATTTTAACCATAAAGTTTTCTATTTCAGATGGATTTTCTCCATACTGAGTTGTAGCTCTCTGAGTACAATTACTTATATTACTTGGATCAAAAATAGTTTCTCGATGCTGGATACCGTCCTTTGTTTCAAATAATAAAACAAAAGCATCAGAATTACCTTCACTCTGACTAGCTACTCATTCAATACCTTTATAGGTTACATTATGAATTCCTCCACGAAGGAAAGTAGAAGTTACTTGATTTGCATTCTTTGCTACACTAAAATCAAACATTGACATATTCTTACAATTTTAAATTTTTAATAAATCTGAATTTTCTGTATCTAAATCGGTATCAGCTTTAGAAAGATCTGATTCATCAATCTTAATCATTTTAAACATACCAGGCCTACATTCCTCTATTTTAAAGAGTTGACCATATTTAGATAAAATTGTTTTTTGAGTCCCTTTAAAAGAGACTGTATTACTTTTTGTTAATTTATTCCCATTTTCAGGATCTGAAAACACTTCAGCTTTACCGATAACTGGGATTGTAAGCTCGTTACTTTTTTGGATATAATTAACTGCTATCCTATCTCCGCATTGTGCAGATAATAAACTAACGGCTTTAGGAGACATAATTAACTTACTATCTCCTATCTCTACAATTGGTAAATCTATATTATCATATTTTGAAGGCACTTTAACAACTTTAACATTTGTAACAGCCTTCGATTCTTCGTCAAATTCAAAAGATACCTTTAACATAATCCTTAGATTATATATTAACTTCTACAGGATTTAAAAGTGAAGGATAAATTCTTTCCCAATGAAATTCAATATTTCCATCTTCCTTCATTTCTCCTAATACTACATCTGCATTTCGTAAATGTTCTGGTCTAGCACCACATTCTACAAATTTATCATTTGTATTAAAACTTAGAATAGTATTTGAATCTTCATCTCTATCTAAATAACCAATAGCATCTGACTTTGAAGCAAGAATTCTACCTGCTTTTCCAAATAAGTCAATAGTCTTTGCAGTCATATCAGTATTACCGATTGCTGAATCCTTTGTATGACAAATAAGAATAATATTAGGTGCACATTTAGATACCATATCAATAACCATCTCTAATGCCTTACGAAGAGCGCTATATCCTGCTCCCATTGGTGCATCAAGTACGTCATCTCCTGTAAACTTTTGTCCTGCAGGACTATTTAAATATAACTTTAAAGCTAATGGTTTAACCATTTCTTCAAGTCTAGTAATTGTATCCAATACAATAAACTTATAAGGATATTTAGCTTCCTTAATTGCAGCACAAATTTCTTTTAAATCTTTAACAGAAGATGCTTTTACCTTTACAGCATCAATATAATCATATCCACCCCCTTCAAGGTCGATACATAATGCTCCAGGAAGATTAGCACAAGCTGTTGACTTGCCATATTTAGGTTTTGAGAAAATAATTAAATTTCTTGGGTCCTGAGTTTCTGCAGGAATTTTGTTTGTTGGTAATGTGATAGCCATATTTAAAATTTGAATATTGGTTTTTGTAAGCTATCTTTTTCTTCTGCATCTTTTGCAGCTGTATCTTTTGTTATTTCATCTTCTAACTTCTCATCTTTTCAAGATTGATATACTTCATAATTAATACTTCCTGGATCAGGAAGTTCCTCAAATCGTCCTAAACTACCTTGAAAGCCAGTACAAAAAACTTTATTTGCAACTCCAAATCGATGTTTTAATAATATTAATCCACGCATAGCAGAACCTAAAGATTCTTCTGGATATTCTTTATTAATGATAGTATATCCTCTATAAGTACTACGTTGATGTTTTATAGGATTATATACTGCAACACAAATATTACAGTCATTACCTGCATTACCAGAATCCTTAACATCATCAAGGGTTGGCTCTGCAAGATCCATTTTTAATCTATTTACATCACTTGTGTTTCTATTTTCTTGCATAATAAAGTCAATAGATATTCCACACTTTTCTCTAAAATAAACGCAGTATTGCGAGGTTTGATCAATTTCCTGTTTTTTAGTTCTACCATCAACTGGAGTTAATAAACCAGCATGATCAATTATTACATTTATTATTTTATCGGGATTACTTGGAATATAAATATTTCTTCTACCTTCATCAATATCTTGAAAAGTACCTCATTGTTTTAGAAGTTCTTTCATATTACCATAGAAAGTATTAGAACTTAGCTGTTTATCAAAGATAATAAGCTTATGTATGATTGAGTTTAGTCATACTCTGGACTCTTGAATATACTTATAATATTTATCAGATAGTTTTTCTCGAACGGACATTAGTGTCATATAAGAAATTTCTATTCCATAAGTATCATATATATATAGATTAAGCAATTTAGCAAGTAAAACTTTCGAACTCATTTCCAGACTAAAATATACATGTACAATATCTCTATCTGGATAATCTCGTAATATACGATATAAATCAGAATATATTACATATGAACTTTTACCTGAACCACTTTGTCCAAATATTAATTTGTAAACTCCTTTTTGGAATCCGCCTGTATATCAATCCAACTTTGGCAATCCAGTTTTTAAACCTAAGTTTCTACCTTCTCTACCATTGTCAATTTCAGAATATAATTCATCTACAATAGACATTAAGCAGTATCGTAAAGTTGTTCAGTACTAACTTTGCCATTAATTCCTTTATCTCGCATTTCTTTAAATTCTTTCCATTTTTGACTGGAAACAAATTCAACCATAGAAACTTGTATAAGGTCTTTAGATTTAGCTCATTCTAGTATCTCTAATATTTCACGATGCTTTTCAATACTATGTCCAATAGTAGAAGAATATCAGAAGTAGAATTCTGACATATTTAAGAATTTCTTTGCAATATTTTTTAAACTAACTGTTTTCCCATTAAAGTATAAATTAGTTGGATAAGCATCCTCTAATTCCATGCCAAGCTCTCCAGAAAGTTTAAAATATTGTTTTATAAAATTCTGATTAAATTCAATTTCATCAGGATCATAAGTACTTGGGTTATAGTTTTTCCTGATTACTCCTTTCTCTTTTAGTGAATTGAATAATTCTCGTAATCTTTCTTTGCCGCCCCCTTCATATCACCTTCGAAAATAGTTCCTATTTATTTTAGGATCTCCATTTTCTGTTTGAGCAATAAACGTTAAATAAACTAACAGTAACTCATCAGCTGTTAGTTTATATTTAGCCATAATATTAAGAATCGTATCTAACTCCATATAATACGATAAAAAATAAACAAACGTACTACGTTAGATCTATTTATTAAAATCTATGTTCTATATCTATTATGCCTTTTTTTGGTCTAGTAGAAATCTCCTTTCCACTTAACACTATATCTAATTGTGATTCATCAATAGTTATATACTGTTGGTTTGAATTAGAATTATTATATCAAGTTTCTTCTATGGTTCCCTTAATAACTAAAGTAAACATCTCAGAGACTTTTCCTTCTTCAAATCGAATTATTCTTCCGCATTAATATTCTATATAGTTCGCAACACTATATACGTTCTCTTATGAACTGCTACATGTTACCATGTAGATTAGACTATATCTTTACTTAAAGTACTCACCATTTCGACTCGCTTGAGTCTACTCCCTTTCAGGATAGTCGTTACACCTTCTCTTTTTCAAGAGCTTGGCTCGGTATTTTGTTGTTATCCACCGAGTTAGATGAGTTTATAGAGGACCTCTCTAATTTATACCTTAATTTTCAAATGAAACCTTTACATGTTTTTTGTTTACCATTAATACAAGCTGCAATATTACCACCTTTAGAATTATCACCAATAGCTTTAGATGCATTAATATAAGAATCTCAAACTTTGATTATATCACCGTTATTATCACATTGTAATAAATCATTAAAACAAAGTGAATTAACATCAATATTGTTTATATCTCCTAGTTCTTCTTCATAATAACGTCAAATATAACCATGTGCTTGTCTTCTCTTATGACGACAACACATTGTTATTTTTGATCCGCTAGTTAAGCCCAGTGCTCTAACAGCATCTTCAGTAATATCATATATATGAAGTAATTCTCCAAATATATTATATTGTACTATTTTTCTAGTATTACTTTTCTTTAGTATAGTTTCTCTAGAATGAGCATTATACGCAATATAATCTCCACCAGGAGTATCGTTAGTAAGATTATATTCTTCTTTATGAGTAGTAATATAATTTACTTCAAACTGTTTTGCAGATTCTAAATTATCAAATACATCTATTAGTTCTATCGATGGTCATTGTTTACATTCTTTATAAACTTTTAACATTCAACAAGACTTATGTCATTTTCTTTTTATCTTGTCTTTAGTATCTAAGATATGTCATTTTAATCGTTGCTCTAACTCTTTAAATGTAATACCGACATATCTAATTTCATTTGTAATTGGATGTTTTAAAATATAACCTTTATATATCATATTGTATTTATTTGTTAATAAATACAAAGATAAGGAATTATTTTACATCTCCCAAATCGTTGCATAAAAAGATACAACTTTTATCCTCTGCGTAGTTCTAGTCTTTGAACTATCTCCACTTAATATAATTCCAACACTTAAACCTTTTATATCTACACCTGCATCACAAGATTTTGAAGTACTTAATACACCTATAGTCTGTTGATTAAAACTTTCTATAATAGCATTATTTTCCTTCTTTTTCTGTTTACTATGTAGAACATATCCTCGTTTCTTGAAATATTCTGCATCTTTAATAGTAGCTGAAAAAGTAATTGCTTTTTTATCACTTCTTGCATCTAATATCTTATCTGCTATTTCAAATTTCTTAGGATGAGACATTACAAAGGACTTACGTTTTCTTAACATTCTCATTCAAGCTGCTGCAAATCCTTTAACTTGAGATTCACTTCATCCTGTTTTCTTTGCATACTTACTTGCAAAACCAGGACGACTAATACAACTCATTACTGTATTAAATTCAAAATTAAATATAGAAAATAGACTTTGAAACTTCTGATTTCATTCATGATATAGAGATAAATCTACATCAATTAGAACTTTATAATTTCTATAATCAGACAATCAATTATTATCAACAGCTTCCTTTATATTTATACGATCACAAACATAAGTAAACTCAGATAATCGGTCTTCTTTTCCGTCTAATCTCTCAAATGTAGCAGTTAATCCTAAAAAATAACAATATTTTACAGCTTTAAACATATTGATGTTATTTTCACTACATGCGCAATGAATTTCATCAATTACAAATAAATCAACTGTATACTGATTTTTAACAATAGTGTTAAATATCTCTACCTTACAGACAGAAAAGAGTTGGTTTTTAGCCAACTCTCTAAGTCATTGTTCTTTTAGAACCTCTGTAGGAACTCCAATTAATACAGATAGTCTAGGATTTTTATTATATAGTGCCTTTATCAACATGCAAGTCATATAGGTCTTACCAAATCCAGTTGCAGCAACAATTGTGCCTATCCCATTACTATCTAATCAACGTCTAATAGCAAGCTTTTGACGTTCCGTTCTGTTCATCAAAGATACAAATTTTTATTTAAAAAATAAAATTTTTAGTACTAATTAATTTCCTGCAGGAGGATTAATTTCAATATTTCGAGCATCCGCAACTCGTTGAATATTAGACATTAATGTACTTCATTTATTTATATGATAATCGAGATCGTTATCTAAAAGTAATAAGATCTTATCTCTTAGTGTTTTCAGTGCAATTGTAGTTAAAGAAGAAATTTTTGGTAAAGAGCTAAGTTGAACTAAAGATCTAAATTCTGTAAAAGATAACCCTGTAGGACTAACTCTTAATTTGATATCAGGATTTAAACACAATCGTTCCTTAATAACTTCCATTCTATTTCTTGCTTTGCCGTCTTTGCCAACTTCAGTTAGCTCAATTTTTTCCTCGTCCGTTAGCCAAATTCCTTGTGCTAAAATGAATTTATCAGTAATCATTTTCTTATTAAGAACGTCAAGTTTATCAAAACAAGCATCCATAAGACGATTTACTGTTACTTTTTCAAAAATAGGAGGAACACCATTAAATATACTTGCTATTGAATCATTTAGTATATCTTTTTCAGATGCTGCTCTTTGTTTATTAATATAATCTAAGATATCTTTCTTAGTTTTGATATCTGTTTCGCATTCATGAAGAATGTATCTAACAAATAGTTCCGTATTACATGAATCTCAAGTTCGATGAATGTTTTCTCTAACTATAAACTTACCAGGATTCCAAGGACTAACGTTATATAACATCTCATAACAGTGCTTATATCATTTACGTAAGTCCTCTACAGATGCATCAACAAGTTTAACATCATTCCCACTTTTGTCTCTCCATGTTAAGGAATCAATTGATTCTAACACGCTACGTAACTTCTCGCCAAATTCTGTCTCTTTACGCATATTTAAAAATTAAATTCTTTTTGATTACATATATCTTTTTCTTTAATAAAACTTATAAAATAATTATTTGTATATTTATAAATTTCAAAATCTTTTGAATCTTTGTTGTATCATTGTGTCTTTCCTCCTTCTACATATTGAAATTGAAGATAACCTGTATCTCCAATTTCAAAAGTAGAAATATCTCAGTTTGGACATTTAACAACAGTAACATATTTAAGATCATCTGTTTCTATTCGATTCAGATCTTCTACTACAATAGCTGTATACTGACCATCTTCAATAGCAACTATCTTACAATGTATTGTTATTATCTGAGTAGTGTCGAACAATTTCTCCAATATTTAAAAGTTCAAACATTGTATTATTAATAGTCTGTATTTGGTTTTTATGAAAATGACCATAATACCAATGTGTTACCTCATTCTTATAATCCTCATATACTCGATCCAATACAGCTCGCTCATTATCAATATCATTTAATAACTCAGAATCGTATGCTGCAAAGTCTTTTACAATTCCTCCTTTATCATTTGGATAGCAAAAAGAAGGGGCGGAATGACTACAAATAATATCAATGTGTTCTTCTACTTTTGGACGATATATTACTGGTTCATCAGGCCAATATGATTTAAGACAATTTTGTTCTGCAGTTTGATAGTCACAATTATGATATTTCATATATCTAACCATACTAACACTATCATTTTGCATACGAAACTGTCTATCGATACTAATACCTCCACCTATACATAAAACGTTTAAATTACAAACATTAATAATATCATAATCTGAAACACATTTTACATATTTAGTATCAATTAGTTTTTGTTCAAAATAGGACGGATCATCGTGATTACCTCTAATCCAAATGAATATATCATTATACTTTTTAAGTACCTTATGTAATTCTGGAATTACATGATCCGTATAATGTTTTAAACTTTCAAACCCAACTCCAATATCTCCACAGAAAATAAAAACTGAATCTTTAACTTTATATTGTCGAATATGATAAGTAACTATATCCCAAGATCCATGAACATCTCCAACAAAGTATAAGTCTTTAATTGTATCTGGAAGTTGAATTAACATAAATTTAACTATTAATCAGTATCGCCTTTATAAGCGTTCATAATAGATTTTTCTTTACGAAGCCAAGAACCTTCTGATTCTGCAATATCTAAAGCTGTACGACTAATAGATTCCTCTTCTCAATTTTTGTTATCGTTAAGCTTTTTATCTTAACTTCTACAGATTCGTGTTCTCTGTAGTTCAGCATATATTTTCACCTTCAGCATTATCTGTTAAGGGCAAATCACTCTTGGGTTTATTTTATTCTAATCTGTTATTAATATCTGATAATTATATATTGCATTATATACCTGTTTAGGAAGAATATCCTTATATTTATTTGCATACTCTTTTAGACAGGCTTCTTTATTCTTTTTATATATTGCAAATGCTTCTTCTATAGTAGAAAATGTACCAAGATGTTTTTTCTTTCCCATATAATTAATTTGTGCTATTATTTTATTATCTTTAATTCTAACTCCTAGAGGAGTACTTCTTCTTACAGTATTACGTAAAGTAATTGCACTATTAATTTCTGCTGGTATAAAACAACAATAGTTTGGTTCATATATTTTATTTCCCTTAACTAGGAAATCTTTATCTACTACAAAAGTTTCATTATAACAATTATCATAATATCATTTAGCGTAATTCTGAAAATTTAGTCATTCAGAACAAACGGTAACTCCACAACCTCCATAATTTTTATACTCAGAAACAGTTGAACAATAACACCTTCCAATCATTTCTTTTCAAATTTTATAACAACGAGTTTGTTTACCATTTTTTACCCTTGAACTATAAGGACCAATTCCAAAATATCCTATACCGTATATAGATGGATAATATGGATCTTTAACTGCACCTTTTCTTAGATTTCCTAGTTCTGCAGTAATTATAGTTCCAGTTTGTAAAAACTTTATTCTAACGTGATACGCATCAATATATTCTAAGATTACAAAATCTCCTGAATTATTTGAAGACATAACTTTTCCTTCATAAATTTGTTTATTGTTATTCATATATTAATATAATTTAATTAAACATGATACAAATATACAAATTCTTTTTCAGACTCACAAACAAATTAGGTTCAAAACCTATGCGTTACACTGTTTTAAATCATTTAAATTTAAAATTAGCACGGTATTAGCGTCTCAGCCTTCACCGTTTTTGATTTGTTTGTATTGTTTATTTCTAAACAATCAGGCAGAAAACTACCTGCTCATTTACAAGCATACCTGTTACAGAATCATGTCCATTAAGCCAGTTAAACGTTGCCCAATCACATTCAGCAGCAGCTTGATCGACTATTTCATAAATCATTTGAGTAGTTTCAATTTCAAGATCAACAGTCATCTTGAATGGATCAACCATATCCACTATCTTTTTATCAAATTGATCAATAGTAGGATAAATATATTCTGCATCATTTTCATTTAAATACTTACGAATCCAACTATGATGCAAATATTCTTCATCGGCTCTTAATTTAAAATACTCTTCGAGAACTACAAATCCACGAACTCCAAAATAATTAGCAAAATTCATGTATATATTATGATTTTGTAATTCATGTTTAAGCTGTCGAAGTAATAACTCTTGAATTTCTTTACTTAATGTACATTCTCTCCTACTAATATCTTTAGGTCCAGTAGGATCTTTTGCAGTTTCTTTAACTACCATAATTATAATGGTTAAAAATACAAAGCATTTCTGCTATCTCTAATAAATATGAATTTTATAACTAGTCTTATGAAAATTAAAATTAAATTGATTTTCCAATAACCAATAAACATCAGAAGATATAAGAAACTCATGTTCGTTTACAACAAAACGAATATCAAAATTATCATCAGTAGTCAAATATCGAACAATATCCTCTTCGTTAAAATAGATAATATTTATACCTCCAAATAAAATTCCTAATTCTTCTAGTTCTACTGTAATTTCTCCTGATTTAGAGAGATCTAATATATTTAAATATCGGTCAACTTTTTCAGTAAGATTAATAGGATCTCCAAGTTCATGATCAATACAAGGATACCAATGATTTCCAATTTTTCTTAATTTAAAACTTTTCATCTTCTGTTAATTCTAAACATTCTGCAGCATGTTGTGCATATAAATCTGCAAGTTCATTAAATTCATTGTTATTATGTCCTTTTACTCAGACAAATGTAACTTTATGAAACTGAATTAACTTGTAGATTTCAGTTCATAAATCCATATTTTTCTTTGAATCGTCTTTTTCTTCGATTCATCTAGCCACATGGCCATTATTTATACTACTAACTACATAACTTGAATCTGAATAGATTTCAAGAACTTGAGGAGTTTTAAAATATTTTAAAGCTTCTAAAACTCCTTTTAGTTCTTGTCTATTATTAGTAGTATTTTTAAAACCTTGATAAAGAATTTTAATTACTTTTCCATCTTCAGTTATAACTGAAGAATATCCACCTTGATTTAATGTTGGTTTATAACTACCATCTGTATATACTCTAATCATGAGAATTTATATACTTTGTTACATGCTTATAGACTCATTCTAAAGTATAACAAAATACTTCTTCATCGTTATCTGATCATCCTATTATCTCTTTTAAAGCAAATACAGCATGAGTACATTCATGTAAAGCAATATATGGATCGTTATTGGTTAATCCAATAACAATTAATCCGTTAGGTAGTATACAAGTAATACCATCTGTTAGATTAGATTGGTACTCAAGATGCACAGAATACATATCTTCTAAATAAGATGTGATCTTACTTATATCTTCATCCTGAATAACTAAAATATCTTTATCAAAAATTGGAATATTAACTTCTCACTTCTTCAATTTCTTCTATAATTTCACAATCGTCAAATTCATAAGACCTAATTGTGCCATCAAAATAGGCATCGTGTTTAGCTAGTAAGTCTTCGAAATCTTTTAAGAAGTCTTGTTCTTTTTCCAAAGAAAGGGTTACCTTCCCTTTAAATGCTAGATCTAGGATTTTCATCAGCAGCCTGCATATAACGGTTATACTTCCGATAAAGTAATTCCTCTTCTTTATTAGTACCAACCTCTATAACCAAACGCCTAAAATCTGCAAAAGTTCCATCAAAATCTTTTACTTCAAAGAAAGGTTCAGTTTCTGCTCTCTTTTCAGCAATTTCTCGACCAATCTTTTTAACAAAAGGATCGGCAGGAACACATGTTGCAAGACCAAACTTAATAGTTTTAGCTTCCTCATCGTATATTGCAGCAATTGTATATCGCTCACTCATACGAGTTTTTTGCTGAGGTACTGCTACAGTTTCTCGAATTGGCACAATTGCTACTTCAAGAAAGGAAAGAGGTCTAGTGTAATAAAATTTAACTACTTTACTCATATCTTTTTATTTTTAAATTATCTATAATTTTCTATTTAAATAAGAACTAAAATCTTGTTTAATAGGAACATAATCTTCATTTCCAAATAATGAGGATGTAAGAATCATGTCCGCAGTAGTTCTATTTGTTGCAAAAGCAATATTATATAACGATGCTAAACGAGTTAATGCAGATATATCAGTTTGGTGTCCTTGAGTAATAAGATTATCACAAAAGAAAATTAATACATCAATTTGTCCTTGAGCAATCATAGCTCCTATCATCTGATCTCCTCCTAAAGGACCAGAAAGTACAGAAGTAACGTATAAATGATCACTATAATAAACTATTTTTTGTCCTGGAAATGTTTCTTCTAAATCATTTACTAATATTTCGCTTAATAATTTACCTGTAGTTCCAGTTGCTATTAAATTATGTGGATATAATGTTTTTCCATTAAACCTAACCCAATCAACTAATTCTTGTTTTCTAGCATCGTGTGCAACTAATGCTATATTTAATTTTCTCATTTATTAATAGTTTTTGAAGCTATTTCAGCTAGATCTTTAGTTAAAACTTTAACAATTATATCCTTTTTACCATATCTTTGATAGTAAGTATATAATTCTTTAGTATTTTTAACTGCAGTATCTGTTACTTTTGAATTAATTAAATCAATTAACTTACGTCTTTTTACTAAAAGCCATTCTTTATCTGTCTCAAAAGCAATATAATCTGCCTTTCCATACACCCAGCCTGGATTTCCTCTAACGTTACTAATTTCAATCCAATGAATATTACTATCTGTATTACTATCTGATCGATTACTCTTTTTTAAGCTTTTAACATCAAAAGAAAATGTTTTATTGTCTTTAGTTCAGAAAAGATCTATATGGTCTTTAATATCTGTACTTCTATCAGAATGTGAAATGACCCCACCATTTCTAAGAACTAATAAATTAGCGAATTCTTGTTCTTTTTCGGCCCCTGCTTTTAAAAAAGATTGATGATTAAAACTATTGCTCATGACAAAATTTTTTAGCTGCTTCAATAGATTCAAAAACCTGATCTTCACGAATAGATTTTTGTAAACCATCTAAGCGATAATAAATACTCTGAGAACTAAGATGTTGATGAATCCGAATAGAAGTTACAGTAAAAGGATTCAAATTAGGTACACTCGCATTTACAAAATCTCCATCTTTAAATTTTAACTTTGTTTTACAAAGATATACCTGCTGTCCTATTTCATATTTTGTGTTGACCGTAATTTGCATATTCTTTGATCATATTTACGTATTTTACTTTTCTGTTTTCGAATAAGTTTTTCTAGTTCAGTAATACTTTTAACTGAGTATTGCTCTAAATTGTCAGCTATTAAACTTACATATATATTGCGAGCCATATGATTATTTTTATCAATATTCTTTATTACAGTAAGATAAGAATAAATATTAGTAGCTTCACCTTGCATTATTCTTAGCTCTTTTCTAGCTCTTCGAATTTTAATTGAAAGAGATTTTTCAGACATTTTATAATATTTTTAAATATTCTTTAGAGATTTTTATATAACCATACTTAGTTTTAACTAGACAATTATCTGTAAATTCAATTATATTAACTCTTTGATTAACTTGAAATGCAATCATTCCATCATCATCAATATAATCTATTAATGCAATAGCTTTCTTTTTCATTACTTTAGAAAAATTCTATATCTTAAAAGATTTAGCGCAGTATCTTTATCTACAATACGATCAAAGGTAAAATCAAAAATATTATGATCTTTTTGTAAATAAGTTATTCTTCGATTAGGATATATAAAATAATATCCAACTGAATTATCCGTGCCCTCTTCAATAATAACTCTCTGACTATTATTCCAACAAGCTCCTACTCCAAATAAATCTTCCTGGAGTTTACCTTTTTCTTCTAAAGTTAATTTACAGATATCTATTACAAATAATATATTTAAAGAAACATCTCTTGGAAGTGCAGCTTTCATATTAGTCTATAATTTCAACAAACCTTTGTTGTTTTGTTTTAACATAAGGATTTTCATCAACTACTAAAACCTCTACTATAGTTTGTTTCTTAGTAAACCATCTAGGTAAAAACCACTTACGAGGTTTAATAGGCTCTCGATGAGAACTTAAAGTAATAAACTTTTCATTTTCATATTCATTACTTAGAGCAATTGTACCAGGATATTGTAAGTGTAAACAGCTCTTATTCCAACGATCAATAATACATGTATCAAGAACAAAATTAGGATCTTTAAATACAGTATCTCTAAGAATTAAAGTATCTCTTTTAGAATAATGTTCTAATTGATACTGTAAAGACTTAATTTTTTTATCTTTAATACCATTATCATTAGCTATTTTTTTCATAGCTAACATAAGTGAATCGTTATAATAATCTAATTGTTCAATAGATAACTTAAATACTCGATTACTTTCTTTTAAACCAGAATTTTCTGCAGCATAAGCCTTTTCATTATTAACTGAATTATCTAATGCAACATTTAAATCATGAATTCTTTGTCCCATGAAAAATATTGTTAAACCTAAAACAGCTAATATTCCAATTTTTATTAAAATTGATTTCATTTTACTTTTTATCTATAAAATATTCTACAATTGCTAAACTATCTAAAGCAATTAATGTTCCTAAAATTAATACTCCAATTACCATAATAATATTTGTTTTAAAAATAAAGGCACCTAGATTACTCTAGATGCCTATTGTATAACAATTCAATAATTTTTATTAATATAATGAGGATTTCAAGCTGCATAGGGGCTTTCTGCTCAATGTCTTCCTTGAAAGTATCTTCTTTTTACTCTATCAGAATACATTACAAGATATGTTTCTTGCTTTATTTTGTAAAGATTATATTGCATAATATACAGATTATTAATTAGTTGGCAGGAGCTGAAGGACTCGAACCCTCACCTGGAGTTTTGGAGGCTCCCTTTTACGGTTTTGCTTACCACTATAGTTTTCACTACAAGAAATTATTTTAATTAATAACTCCTGACGTGGTCTGGACTATATCAGCTTGTTAAACAAGTATAGCATTTAGTCTCTACACATTTATAAAGTGAGATAGGGTATTTAAGGAAGTGTACGGCTTTAATTTTCGACCTATCAAGCACTCCGCCTATTCTATACGGTATAGACAACCTATATTCCTTACAATACATTCACTTTAATTTAGCTCGGTATTATCAGCTATCCATATTTCAGGACCTTAGACTTTCTTAGAAAGTTGATTCGCAGTATTTATACTCTTATTTCACTTTTACCGAATTTGCTATAATTTTCACGCTAAACGTGCTCCAATCGAAGACCGCTGTGCTACCATTACACTAAGCTCCTAAATTACTACCTTTAGTTATATAGCAAAGGTAGTAAAAAATCTGAAAATATACAAATTAAACATCTACTCTTTTAAGCTTAGATATTAATGTATTCATAACATATCTAGATAAGTCACTTGGAAAAGTATTCATATCTGTCATAACAACATAGTGATTAAACATATCCTGAGGTCTGAAGTGACTTTCAATAGCAATTTGGCAAACTAGAGTATCTCCGTTTGATTCAATTCTATTTACTACCTTTTTAACTTCTTCTACAGCAGGTTGTCCTCTTAATCCCCATGCATTAGGAGCTCCATCAGAAATTACAAACATTAAAAGTGGTTTAGCAGTTTGCTTTCTAACCATTTTGTATGTCTCCTCAATAGCAACAGAGTCTTTGTTATTAGAATAACTATCAACTTTACCTAAAGCATAACGATTTCTATTCCAGTGATCGCGATATACATTAATAGTAACTTCTCCTGTCTGTCGATTATCTGCAGTATGACCATAAACATAAAAGTCACATTGCTTTAAACGTAAAAATACCTCATTAAGTAATATTGCACATTTTCTTGCAGATGAGATATTAGTTCCACTCATAGAACCACTCTCATCAATTAATACACAAACGTCTAAACCAGGAGTAGTACGTTTAAACTTATTTGAATAGACAGTTTCTACTGCTTGATAAGCTTCAGCTAATTTATTAGTATCTAGCACACCTCTTCGCATTCCTGTTAAACGATATTCCTGTTCAACAAAGAATTTGCTAAAAGTATTAACTAAACCATTAATATGTTGTTTTACTGTATCAAAATCCGCTTTATAACGTCTTTCGTAATCTTCTTGTTTTACAATAAAAACATCATCTTTTATTTGCTTACACTCATCAGCAATTTCTTTAGAATCCCACTCATCTTTAATTTCATTACTATTTAAAGAAGTATTAGAAGTAATTAAACGTCGCATTTGTTCAGCTAATTTCTCAGCTGACTGTTTTATTTCTTCTTGAGTATATGCTTTAATAGGTTCTTGTTTCTTTTTGCCCGCAGATCCCTCATCAGAACCACTTTTGGGAGAACTTTGTGTTTTACTATTCTTATCTGATCCTTCATTATCTTTAGAATCTTGTTTTTGAGAAGACTGTTTAGAATTTTGAGAGTCAGAACTTCCGTCTGATCCTTCTTGGCCTTCACCTGAATCAGACTGTCCTTCACTAGAATCAGATTGATCTTGTTCTTCATCTCCTTCTTGTTGTTCTTCAGGCGGAGGAGGTGGGAACTTAAAGTAATCTAGTAATAGCTTATAAATTTTTTCTGCTTTATCATAAGCTTCTTTAGAATTATTTCCAAAGTCACAAAGAACTTTCTTAATTTTATCAAACAAAACCTGATGTCGATAAATAACCTTAGTATCTACTCTTGCAGGATATCTTACAATATATAAAATGTTTTGTAATACATCCATTAAATCATCCTGTTTTTCAGCTTTTTTATATAACAAATCAAAATAATAATATTTTGCTTGCCCAATAAAATTAGCATACCCAGGATAATTTTGTGTAGTATTGTATTCAATTCGTTCATCTTCAATAGTATTGAACAGATTAAAAAGGAACTTATTAGGTCTATTTTTACGAATTTCTGCCATATCTGTATATAATATGTGAGAAAATTCATGAATAGTTGTACCTAAGAATACATCTAATTTAACATTATTATCGATTTTATTATCATCATATACTTTAGTAGAAACAATAACTGTTTTTCCATCTGTACACGAAGTTTCTGCGTCTACATTTAACTGTATTCGAATACTTCTTGGGATATCCATAATATCCCTAATGTCACACGCGTGGCGATAGGAATCTCTTAAAAGTTTTCTTTTATCCAAATCAGGTGCAAAGAAAGAAGAATACGATCCACTTACTTTAGTATCCCATCCTAAACGAGTAGATCCTTTATAAGTAGATGTATAATTCTTACCTTTACGCCCAAACCAGTCAGTAAATGACATATTATTTACTCATTAATAATTTTCGTACTAATTCTCGAGACTCTTTACTATCACATAATGGAATTAATACATAATTTAATGCATCTAATGTTGACCATCCATCATGAATTAATTCTGCAATCATTAAAGTTTCTCGAGTTGATACTGTTGTTGCAGCCTCTGCATTTTCTGCCATCCTACGAAGTTTAGCAGCAATAGAAGTAATCATATCAGCATCCTGTTTCTCAATATCACATCTCTTCATGAGAACTCGAGCTTCAATGTCTGCAGGAAGATATGTAAATTCAATTGGAAAGAAACGATTCTTTAATGCTTTATCAAGAGTTGAAGTACCAGTATATTCAATACCAATATTACAAGTTGATATAAAACATACTTCAGGATGAATAGGGATTTCACGAATATCCTTAGAACCTGCAATTTCTACAGGTAAAGTTCTACGATGGTCAAGAACAGGGAATAAAATATTCAGAGCTGTTGCAGGACACATTTTGTTATCATATAAGTATTTATCTTATATATCACTAGTTTTATTTTTAGATTATATCTAGTGTTCAGACTATATCATCACTATATAGTGTTGGGCGCTCTTGGAAGGATTATTGTTAGGCTCACCTTCTAGTCGTTGAACTTTCTATCTTCTTTTAACCTAAAGATAGCTTAGCTGCTGATTGTCCATCTCTGGAGTTTCCAGCAATTCACCCAATTTTATTCGCGCAGTCCTGCTAAATATATTGAAAAGTATATATTTTCTTGACATGTTTACCATGACCTCTACAAACACTACTAATAGACGCACATAAGCTATCAAAATTATCATTATCCTCAAAAATAGCTCTTGCTGCATCTGAAATACTTTGATATTTAGTGTGAATATTTGTTTGTAAATTAATCATTTCAACTGCTTTTCATTTTCACTTAGATCTTTCTAGATTATAAGTAATTTTAACATCTTTTTGATAAGATCATAAGAATCCTCCTGCAGATAATAATTTTCCTCTAGCACAAGAAGCAATAGAACTGGACACAATTCCAGTTTGTCGTTCAGCCTCATTGCAAGATGGATATTCTCTTAACCTTTCGCCAATCAAGTTAAATTGATATACAGTTTTACCTGTAGTTTTACAATTTTGTTGATTAGTAGGAGTTAACTTATTATTCAAGGTTGGACCTAATGTATCTATTCAAAATTCTTCTCTTTCTAAGAGATATTTTTGATCTCAACTAGCATGCACTTCTAATATTGAAAAATAAAATTCTTTAATACCATATTTATTAAATATGTTTTGCATCCTAGGATTATCGTGTTTATTCTTTTTAAGAGTATTTAAATGTTCTAATAACCTTTTCTTTAAAGATCTAGTGCTTCCAACATAATTACATTCATAAGCTTTAATGTAATAGATGCCAGAACTTTTTGTTATTGTTCGCAAATTTTCTTTTGTTAATTGCTTCATATTAATATAATTTTACTATACAAATATATTAATATTAGACTAAATAACAAAATAATTTATCAAGAAATTACTTTTAATATTATTTATTTTATATCTTTACGCGATAATTCATCCAAAACAATAACTCCAGGTTTCTGAACATCCTGAGTAAACTTAGCATAGTCAAAAATAGACTTTCCATCATCAAGACGGTGAACACCAAGTAAATCAGATATAGGATCATGCATAGCACCCATATCATAAATAGTACAAGGAATTCCTAACTGCTTACAAATTAATTCTACTACTTGTGTTTTACCAGATCCAGTAGGACCAGTTAGCATTGTATTTACACGTTTATAAATATTTCGAGTAAGTAGATAGAAAGTTTCATCCTTAATATAGAAACCATCCTTATCAATAGACATAGGAACTATATCAGGATTACTCTTAATCTGATACAAGACTTTTGATTTTAGCTTAGCTTCTTCCTCTTCTATTTCTTCAGGAGTCTTATCCCTATTTTTAAGGTATTTTTGATATCCAGAATCTGCCTTAGGATCATCCGCTATTGAATATACGTCTCCAGAATAAGAATAATACTTTTGTGTTGATGCAAAATTTAGCTGTTTAGCATATAATCCAACTATACAATCAAAAGGATGTTGTACCCTATCAATTGTATACTGAGAAATAGATACAGCTAATTCATAAACAGGAGTTTTGTCAGGAAAATACTGCTTAGGCAATATTTGCCAAGTTCTTCGAGATCTAGTTTCAGTTAATTTACAATAAATTATCTCTGCCATTACTTATAATATGATAAATATTCAGAAGGACTAACAATACGATATTCTGTATTTTTAAAATCACTAAGTGTAAAAGAGTTTGTATAACTCATCATTGATCGAAGATAATGAACAAAATTCTCACACCATCCACTTAAAGGATACAAAATAGGTACTGTAACTTCTATTCCTTCTGCTGTTTTTAATTTTTGACTTCCAGTTTCTACTTGAGCTTTTTTAGTAGACATCCCATAATAAACTCGGTCTCGAGCAATATACTCTCCTCGTACCCAATGTTCTATTACTTTACCACAAGCTTCTTCTGCTTGAGCAAAGATTTTGCCTACCATTACATAATCTGCACCTAATGCTAACGCTTTAATAATCTTATCATAATTATCAAATCCTCCATCAGCTACAATAAATGGCAAAGACTCATATTTATGGGAAATACGCATAGCTTCTGCATCTTTAATTGCTTTTTCTATCTCCCACTTACGATCTATAACCTCTTTAATTAAAGAAGCCATAGCATAATGAACTCCTCCATTTGCAGAAGTAGTACATACTGATCCACCACCAATTCCAACACGTACAAAATCAATACCAGCTAAGGCATAATCTATATAAGTATCAGGATTTGCAATATTGCCTGCCATTAGTATAACATGACCTCCATATTTCTGTTTTACAGATTTACAAAGATCAATAAGCTTACGCATATGACCATTAGCAATATCTACGCATATATAAAATATTTCTTCCTCCTTAATTTCACCTAATTCTAGACCTGCAAATGTTTCAAATTCAGATAAACTTAAGGCCACAAAAGTTTTTGACATTAACTCATATCTAGTAGATAAATCTACTGAACGAGGAATTATAGTATTTATTTTATTATCCATAAATACCTGATAATTGCTCTCGTTAATTACTGAACTCATAGGAGCAGTAAACAACGGGAGCATATTTTCAGCATTATATGGATTACATTGTTCACGATGTTCAATATCACTAATCCTAGCAGGTACTAAACAAATATCGTTCAATCCATATGTCATCTTTTAATCTTTTTAGATTGTTTCTTTTCACGTTTTTCAGGGTCTTTAAACTTTTTTACCTTTTTACGATTAGGCTTAAAAGTTTCCTCTTCTTTACTAAATGTCTTATCAACTTGATAATCCCGAATAAACTTACCCATACTTATAAAAACAAAAAGAGGGAATTAATTCCCTCTTATTCAATGACTAACGAACCAGGAGCAAGTCCTAATTCTTTTTCAATCTCAGTTATTGTTTTAGTAACTTTAGGTTTACGAACTTTACGTTCCCAAGCCACTTCCATATTGTTTACATCCTTTAGATTGTAATACTGGCTTGTAGGCTTAAGAATACGTACAACTCTATAAGGACGATCTTCAGTAATATTATTAATATATCCTGAAGCAGCTAAATTACTTCCTGAGAAGTGCATCACTGTACCATTACTAAGTACAATTCCATACCGAATCATACCTGCATTTTCAAACTGAACTATTCGTCCAGGAACTAACTCTTTATAAAAGCTAGATTCTTCGTTTCTAGTAGACTCAGAATTCTTCTCTGCAGTTTCTTCCTCTTCCCGCTCTTCTTTAGCTTCCATAATACACTTAGTTAGAATATCCTTAGGAATGTGTCGGCTAAAAATTTGCATTAAAGGATGTTCAAAAATAGTCTTGAGATCGATTTCCTCTTTATCTTCTTCAGACTTATCAGTTTCCTCATCTTCGTCTTCCTTAAGAAATTCAAGAGCATGTGATAAATCATTAGTTGTATAGATCTTAGCATGATCCTCAACAAATTTATCAATTTCTTTTCGACCTTTAACATAGAAGAATGTTTTATCTTCCTTGTCAATTAAAATTGAGAATTCTCCAAACGCAATAGGAAAAATAGGTGAATTTCCAGCTTTGTAATCTAGACTTCCAAGAGCCAGAGCCAAAATAGGCATGTTTTCGGTTTTTACTAATAAATAACGCATTATATTAAATTTTATTTTTCTGTAGTTTTACAAATTTCTGTAATTTCATATACAGAATTTCTTGTTTTAAAACAATTTTTGCCAACAATTTCTACAACAGGAGATGTAGAGAATCCAAGTCCTAGATATACTCTATGTCCTTTTGTAATAGGTTCGATTAGCCTACCTATTTTTTCATATCCAGTATTAATTCCATTAGGATGATGTCCTGGAACATAACTACAAGTATCATTGTCTGATAACTTAGTAATCTTAACTATTTCTCCACGTTTGTAAGTAATTTTATCATAATAAATCTCTCTTACCTTTTGGAGTATTTCGTCTCGATGATCATCCTTATCGTAGATTGAACCTTCACAATCACATTGTTTTAGTAGAATTAAAAGTTCTACATTTACTTCATTAAGATTATTAGCTAGTTTTAGTATAGCTTTTTCAGGATTTGTATGTTCAAGAATGTACATAGGCTGCATATGCCAACGAACTAATGAGATAATCGCGGTATGTAAATGTTCATCTACTTCTAACTTAACTAATAAATCTTTTGCAATTTCTGCACTTTTAATTGCATGGTTACTTGCATGATATAGGCCATCTTCTCCTTTCTTTGTTGTAAAAGCTTTGCCAACATCATGCAATAAAGCAGCATACACTAAAATTTCTCTAATTTCAAGTGATGCTAAATAATCAATAGTTTCATTTGAAATATGATCTAATGCACTTTGTACGACCATACAAGTATGTACAAAAGCATTACCCTCTTTGTGCCATATTTCATTTTGAGGTATTCGTTTTAGTTTTTCTATTTCAGGGATTAAATCTAATTTTTCCCAATGAAATGTGTTTTCAGTTGAATCGTATAATTTCATATATAATAATTTACTAAACTTCATTTTCATCAAATTCAAGTCTGTAATAATTTTTATGAGAACATATTACAGTTCCTGTTTGTTTTTCAAGATCTATTCCAACTAAACCTATAAAATTATTACATTCTCCACACATGCCTGAACAAATATGTGGTTTAAGACCATCGCGAATAGCATGTTTTATACTTTCTCTTTCAAAATTGTCTATAGAACAAATATTACATTCTATAAATTTTTTTGTAAAATCTGTAGGAAAGTATTTCTGAACTTTATATAATATCATAGTTATATTTATTTAGTATAGGAGGCGGGAGTCGAACCCGCAATGAGCATTGCAGCTCGCCAGATTAGAAGTCTGGTCCATTATCCATTCTGGTCACTCCTACTTTTATAGTATCTATAATAATATCTGTCTCCGTTTTTATTTTTAGATTTGTAAGTATCCAACTGAGAATCGCAATTAGGACATATACATCTTAAATTATCTCTTTTATTATTAGAAGCATGACCGTCAATATGATCTAAAATAAAAACTAACTCTTTCCCATTTCAACTGGGTTCCATCCCACAAATGGCACATTTATTATTCTGTTCCTCTAATATATACTTCTTAGATGATCTAGGGTTATAATTAGCTCTCATAATAGAAGGATCTCCATTAAGAATTAATTCATATCTTTTCTTAGATTGATACTCTTGTTGACATTTACTACTACAATAAATTCCGCTATGAGATAAATATAATATAAATTCTTTTCCACAGTTCTTACAGATACCTTTTTTAGCAGTTCCTCTTCTAAAAGTTTCGCATGGATTTACTGCTCTTCTAGAAGGAACAATTATATTTAAACGTTGTGCTACTTTTCTAATATTGCTACCACTACATTTATACTTACGACCTACTTCTTCAAAACTTAATTTTTCATCAATAAGGAACTTAATTAAATTTTCTTTTTCTAATTTTCAACTTATCATATATTTTATATTTAAAATTTTCGTACACAAAGATACAAAAATTTTATCAAAAATACAAAGTTCGAATCAAAAATTAATTTCTATCCCTTGAACTACGGGAGCAAGATTATTTAAATATAATCATAAATTCTTGCTAGAATTGCCATAACTGCTTCTTCAATAGTTAATTCTGTAGGAGCTACTGTATATAATGTATACGGAGGCATCCAAGCTCTTGCACTATATCCAATAGGGAAAGTTCCTTCTTTATTCCAACACACTCTTGTCTCAATAAATATTTGTTTTTCTATAGCTAACCATTCTTGAAGTTTTATTACATCTTCAGGCCCGTTATAGCCTTTAAGACTCATTAATTTATACATTTTAGACACGTGTAATTAAATATTCATATGCTTGATTAATTTCAATAAATTTTTCCTTAGATCCACCTTTATCAGGATGATAACGAAGACATAATTTACGATAAGCTGATTTAATAATAGCTTTATCTTTTGTAACACTAATACCTAATATTTCATAATATTTCGTAATACTAGGTTGAGACTTTTGATAATTTCTATTATTTTGATAGTTCTGATAATATTGTCTTTGACTTCTAATGTAATCGATCCATCCACTCCAAAAAGTTCTATAAAAATTTGCTTCAGGACTATCAAATATAAAGGCGTTTCGCCAATCAGGTTTTATAAATTTACAACAATAACTTTCAAACTGACCAAACTGTTTTTGTTTATTATAAAACCTAGAAATTCTTTCAAAAGCTTCCCTTACAAACTTATAAAAACTATCATCATAAAATATTTTAGATGGAATTTGCATTACTTTAATTAAATATTGTAATACAATTTCATTATGATTACGTTTAGAACTAATATTTTGAAATATTAAATCAATAGCTTTAAACACATCTGATTTATCAACTTTAAGCCCAAAAGATTTAGCTGTTTTTACATATAAAGCTTCATCAAAGAAGTTAGGTTTTCTTAAATCGACGTTTAATACTCCGCATATAAGAATTAAAGCTTTATCATATTCATCTAACTCTGTTTTATTTAAACCTACAGTTAGAATGTTCTTATTACTTTGAAACATCTTTTTAATAAACTTAAACATAAATTTATTTTTGATAAATGTACCCCTGACAGGAATCGAACCTGCACGAGTTTCCTCACTAGATCCTAAGTCTAGCGCGGCTACCAAATTACGCCACAGGGGCTTAAAGCTATCAACTTATCGTAGTGTGTCCTCTATCTACGCCTTACTATAAACCAGTCTAAATTGCCTAGGATTTTCTAAGTTGATAACTAATATTCTACCCTTCAATAAAAATAGGATCTCCTATAAGATCATCTACTTTTGCGTTCTCGTTCTCATAATGTTCAATTAGATCTTTAATATCAGAACTTGAACGACCATCTTGAATAAAAATAATGACATGTTCAAGTTGACTCTGATCTAATACACCTGTATATTTAACTGTTTCGGCTTTATCATCTCGAACAAGAATATCACAAAAGCGATCAGACTGATTTAACCATTCTTTGTTACAAGAATTAACTTCTTTTGAGTAATCTACATTTACTTGTACTACTTTCATATTATATTTGTCTTAAAATACATTTAAAATGAGTTGTATCCTTTAATAAGATATTAAAATCTTTAAGAATTCCTTGCTGAGTTTGAGGCATAATAAATTCGTAAAAATAATCAATAACATAGTTATTAGGAACTTTTGATAAAAACTCTTCGATAGTTATTGGAAAATAATTTTCTCTAACTTCTCTAGCCCAATTTTCAACCCATTTATATTTCATAAGGAAATGAACTAGATTTTTATTGTTACTAATATTTCCCCAAATAGATTGAAACTCAGCTAAATGTGTGGGATTAGCATTATGTAAAACTCTAGAAACATCATTAATATCAGACATTCTATCAATTGATTTTCGAGGAGTTAAATCTCGAATAGCAATATATCTAAAGTTTTCATTAAAAACTTGTCTCCAAAATTCATTTACACTTTGATTATCACCGTAACTATAAACTTCATGAATAACAGAAGAAAGTATTAAAGTAGCATTATCTAACTTTAAGGATATAACGTTTTCAAAATTATTATATAAAGAAACATTACATCCTTCAAGATTCTTTTCTGCAACTTGAAGCATTTCAGGAGATATATCATATCCAATTAGTTTCTTATCAGGAAACATCTCATGAATATGTTTTAATAAAGATCCATCAGCACATCCAAAATCAATGAACGTATCCGAATCTACAAAAGATAGAAAATATGCTTTATCTAAAAGTGATTTTCGCATATTATCATTATATACCTTTAAATTTGCTATTTCCATTCTATAGGTTCTAAGTATATTCTATAACAAATAATTTTATAAGCGTCTTGCTCTCCGTTATCTGCGCAACCATGATTACCATAATGTGGGTCTATAGTCTTATTACGACAATAACCGCTACTACAGATATTATAAATAGAACATATATGTTCACAAGTATGACGAACGCTTGTATTATCTACTCCTACTCTCTGTAAATATAAATTGTATTCTGGTATATAACGAAGCTGATGTTTATTAATTATTAATTTACTCATACTATTTAAATTTGCGGAGAGTACTAGATTCGAACTAGTGGCACCCTTTTGAGGTACGTCGTCTTAGCAGGACGATGGGTTAAGCCAACTCCCCCAACTCTCCAAAATAAGTTCTAATATAGAACTTATTATAAATCCATTATTTTTAAGATTACCTTAATGAAAGACTCTATATTTGAATGAGAAGTATTAAGCTCATCAAACTCTTTCTTATGTTCTAATACACCTATCATAAAATAGTCAAACATACTACCAGTAACAACTCTTAATGCCTCTTCACTCAAGAGATTTCTTAAAGGAGTATCTCGAGTAAGATGAATAGTACTAAAGTCTAAACTACTTGCATAACGAGAGATATTAATACATAAAGAAGTTAGAACAATATTTTCAGGATCTGCGTACCTTTTTACTAAGTCTTCAGTTAAAACTAGTGGAAGTAAAGTCCCGTCACAAAATTTTACAAGCGAAAATAATGTAAAAGGGATACAAAACATATTTCCACTATCTGGTTCTCTATAAATTTGATTAGGAAGTGGAAAATAAGCTAACCCTTGAGGGCTTAAACAGCCTGAAAATACAAACTTGTTAATTTTTTTACTATAATCAAGCTCTAAGTAAACATACTTATACTTATCGTGATTAGTTTCATACCAACCACTTTTAGCTAAAGTGTTTATGTCTGTCATTTTGTATATATTGTTTTAAAAGTATAATTCTTTCAATTATTTTGTTGTGATTAAATGCCCATTTATAGTTGTTTAATTTTCTTATATCAATCCATTTAACCTCTTCAACTTCATTATCTTCGCCTCCAATAGGTTTAACTTGAGAAAGTAATTTATAAGGTACTAAAGCAGTATATCTAAGAGTAATATTTTGCTTATTAGCCTTTGGACTTGTTTCAACCTCTACAAATTTAGGAACTTCAGGAGTAATTACATATCCTGTTTCTTCCATAATTTCTCTGCAAACGGCATCTTCTCCAGTTTCATCAAAGTCTATATAACCACAAGGACAATTCCAATATCCTTGAAAATCAGGAGTTCCAGTACCACGTTTATTTGCTAAAATACATAAGTTTCCAAATTTATCTCTAGAAAATAGAAACATAGCAACTGCACAAGACCTCGAAATCCAGTATTTTTGATTATCTTCTTTTGAAGTTACTTGAAAATTTTTCATTATTTGCAATTTTTATTATTTTGTGCCCCCGTGAGGATTCGAACCTCATTAGTCTGAGACGCGAAATTTACAGTTTCGTGCAGATCTCCAACTCTGCTGCGTGGGCATACCTTTTTTAATTCCAGTTGCCTTTAATATGAGTCTCTTTAAGAGGTGGAATTAGTAAATAAAGTCCATATTTTAAAAGTCTAATATCCCAAGGATATAAAGAAATTACAAATGTACCTTTACGCTCTGTTGATTTAAAGTACCAACGTAATCCCTCTCTATGACTATAAACAACATGTTGAATAAAATTTTTCATTTAAGAGTTATAATCTTTAATCTGTCAGGTAAAATAGTTTCTTTACATGCATATTCAGTTCCTTCAACAAACTTTCTGCGATAGATTATTTCAAGATTAAGAGTATTAACTTCAAGAATTACACAAGAATTACTATTACCATATAACGCTTTCTTCCATTTAGCAATTCCTTCTAAATCAGTCATATAAACTAACTTCTCAGTTGGATTATCATTTTTACAATGAGTACACTGAGAACCAATATCTGGAATAAGTCCTTTATCTAAAATACTATCTAAATTTTCTTTTAAGGTTATATGATAAAGAATTCTACATTCGTCTCTTTTTGGGAATTTCTGTACCATTTTCAACAGCATTTAACCAATCATGTTTATATTGAACTGCTTCTTGAACATGTTCTAATAATTCCTGTTTTTGATAATTTTTAAACAATCTTAAGATATTCTCTCTACCTACAGGATTTGCAGATTGACTTGCAAATAATGGAAGTTTCTTTCCCTCATCAATACAACGATTTACAATATATTTAGCTATATCATAACCGCTTTCTTCTTCTCCTAAATCGTGATCAAGACAAATTGCATCAGGCCAGTCTTTTTCAAGAAATTGTATTGCTTCTTGATAAGTTTGCGCCCATATTACAAAACAGTTTCGACCGATAGGACTAAAATTTAACCAATCATTCTCAAGAGGATTACGAGCATCGTCCACCCAAAGTAATGTTTTCATTTTTATTAATCCGCTAAGTTCATTGCTTTTACAATTGCCGCTCCTAAGCATTCCCGATAATTATGGTATCTTTCAGAAGAAGCATAACACGGCTCTGTATCTCGCCTATTAATTCTATAAATAGAGTATGCATATCCATTAGGATGCCATCCGATTTCTACATGTAAAGACTCTTTATCTCTTAGTTCATCCAGAATATCATGTAAACCTGTATTTTTCATAATTATATAAGATTTAATGCTCTTATAATTCCAGCTTCTAAACAATCTAGATAACTAGTATATACTTCAGAGAAAGTATCATATGGTTCATCCTCTTGAGAATCAATTTTATAAATAACAAACATCCAACCATGAGGATACCATTGTATCTCTACATGTAGGAATTTTTTCTCCCGCAGCCAATCCAAAATATCATATAAACTAGAAGAGTTATTATATAATGGAATCTTTTTATTAGCTAACTTTTTAATTTGGTCATTAATCATTTTATAATTCTTTAGTATTTCCACAACTAATACACTTACTGTATGTAGTACAAGCTAAGTTTGACATTCCAACAGAAAGTAAAGTTGAAAAGATTCTAGCTACACCAGAAGCTCCATATGCATCCTCCGTCCAAATTATATGAACTGTTTCTTTGTCACATTCTGGGCAATATGTTTTAATAGTCTTCATTTAGATTACAATGACATTTAGGATTATGAACAACTGCTACACCATGACCTCTAGTAAAACTAATATAATCATGTCCTTCAAACTTAAATTTATGTGCAGTACCAATATAGTATCCATCTTCAGATCTTATAGTTTCTGACTTAGGATCAATTACAGCATTACAACTAACTGTAATTAAACAAATTAGACAAAGTAAAAATTTCATATTTTTATTTCTTAAACCAGTTAATTATTTTATCAACTGAATCTTTAACTACATTTCGATAAAAACATAAATTAAAAAGTTTGAAACACTCTTTAAAGGTATTAGGATTTGAAGGATATCTGTACCAAAGTTCAGGTTTACTTGCATTTTCTACAGTTATATCGAGTTTAGCATTGCATCTAATAGATTCTGCATTAACTTCTTTAAAAAACTTATAGAAAATTTGTTTATCTTCTGTAGAACCAAAAGTATTAAGATGATCTATAAAGGTGCCTACTTTTACAAGTCTTATCTTAAGACTTTCATAATATATAACTGTTATTAGTTCATATAAAGCTACGAATATTATAATAAATACAATTAACATTATTGTAAGGATTTAATAATTTCTACTGCAACTTTACCATCATATCTTCCTTTATATTCTTCTGAAAGATATTTCATAATTTTTGACATATTGTTACCTGCAGTTAATTGTGAACCAATAAGTGCAGTTAATTCCTCCTTAGTAAGAGGTTGAGGTAAATAACTCTCAAGGAAAGCATTTTCTTCATTTAGAGTATTAAGTTGATCAACTCTATCCACCGAACATTCACTAATAGTCTGTTTATTATCTTTATACATTTTCTGTATAACATCCATAACTTGACTACAAGAAGGATCTTTACTAATTTGTTCACACTCTCCAATGATAGTATTTAACAAATTATAAATTACCTTATTATCTCGCTTAATCTGCTTAAGCTCTTTTAATTTCTTTAATGTCACCATATTTTTTAATTCTTGCAATATTATTAATTCCAGTCATATGATGGTTACAACAATCCACTGAAAATTTTTCAGTAATATTTTCTATGTAATAACTCCATGCGGGACCAATTACAATAGCATTTCTATCACTTTGATTAACAAATATAAATATTTGAGCATCAGTAAATGCCTGTCCTCCTATCCCACCTAATCCGCAAGTTGTATCAGGAAAAGTTTGAGTAAAAGAAATAACACTATCATATTGAAATATTATATATCCATACTCCTCTAATAGTTCTTTACAAAATTCTTTAAAAGTCATTATTTCATTAACTTACTGCCCCTTGGAGCACATTTTTCACAATAAGGACATATCCACCCTGTACTTAAATATTTAGCAGGTTTTCCACAACTTATACATGTATGATAAGAAATATCTTCATACTTATTAATTATAGTCTGTATTTCTTCTGGAGCTCCTGCATCATACCAACGAAGAGAACCGTACTTCTCTTTAATCTGCATAATTCTATAATTATATAAATAATTATGCTTTTTAAGAGCTTGTTTTATTTCTTTACACATTTGAATGCCAAATGCTTTTCTCCAACCAATTGGCATACTATTAAGTTCTGTATAAGTTGGAATAAAACAAATTTTAGGAATTATATTTTCGTAAATATAGTTTAGAATAGTATAGATCTTGACACTTTTGGTATCAGCTACAAATTCTAACTTCTTATAACTAAATCCATAATTAGTATTAGTAACTTCCTTTTTATGTATATGATAATATAAAACAGGTATATTATTGAAGGTTGATTTACTTACAGTAATTCCTGAAATCTTAAAATTATCACCCACATACTTTTGTATATTAAAATCATAAGGTTCTTTCAATATATCACTATAAAATCTTAAAATAGTATTATTACGTATAAGCCTTGCTTTAAAATTGTATTTATCCTTGAAGATTACTTGCTTTGTAATAGTAGTACATTCTTGAGGATCTTTATAAAACTTATAAGCTAAACTGATATCATAATAAGACTTACTATAGTATTTGTATACTAAATTAGACATCCATCTTATATAAACTGTATGTTCATCTGAAAATCTATTTCTTGGATATAAGAATGGGAATCTTATACACAAATATATTGCATTAAAAATTTTAGATAAGGATTTCATGTTTTTAAAATTTATTAGAGTGGGTAATTACTTTTTATAACGATACTTTCTAGTACTATTTTTATTTCTGGAGCCAAAATGTTCTGTCATAGCATGATGATTAGGACATAAAACCTGAAGATTTTGCTCTTTATTATTAGTTGCATCTCCATCTATATGATGAATTTGCAAAATAGATAATCCAGTATAAGGATTAATAAAATTGCATCCACACCCTGGAATTTCACAAGTATAGTTAGCCTTCTCTAATAAATATCGCCTTAGACGATCTGACATTCCATCTTCTCCTGACATTCCTGATTCTTTACCTTTCTTCCAATTCCTAATATACTCCTTGTACTTAAAATTAGCATAACAAGTGTTATTACAAAATGTAGCAGAAGATGCAATTTCTTTTCCACATGCAAGACATCTTTTTGTTACCTTCTTTAGAGCGTTATTATATTTATTAGCACAAGATCTATTACAAAATTTTTTTCTATATTTTTCTTTGCCAGAGATTTCTTCACCACAATATAAACAATGATTAGGTTTCTTTTTCTTACTTTCTAATCATTCTTTTCAATCAACACCTATTGATTTTAAATCTCGTTTTACTTTTTCAGAATTTGTATAATTTGCCTTTCCGTAAATAATTCTGGCAATATCGCTTAAAGATGTACAAGTATTTAGTAATTCTTTATCCATATTATTTATTTTTGAGCGGATAGTCGGATTCAAACCGACGGCATCGATCTTGGAAGGATCGCGTTCTATCCCTGAACTATACCCGCAAAAAGAGGATTTAATCCTCTAAACTATTCTTTTATGTACTGCACTATTTTGAGCAATTTCTCGACAATCAGAAATGAAAATTGCAACTCGTTCCTTATATTCCCAAGCAAATATGCTATCAATTTGATCTAATTTAAAAAACAAATATGCCATCATTTCTTTACTCCATTGAGAAAATGAATCTAATTGCTTATAAGTTTTAACAGATTCTGCACAACATCTTAACTTACGCAACTCTTTTTCATATATAGAGTTATATAACTTATCGATCTTAGTCATTTTAGTATTTTTATTTTAAGGATTATATAGATTATTCCAGTTATCATCAATGACTCAAATAAATATCCAAGAGAAATTAAACTACCTAAAGCTGCTAATACCCAAACTAATACAGCTGTAGTTAAATGCCGAATATCATCAATTCCATTCTTAAATATTATACCTGCGCCAATAAAACCAACACCAGAAGCAATTTGTGCAGCAACTCTAGACGGATCTCCACCTATTTTAATTGAGATATATGTAAAAACAAAAGAACCTAACATAATTAATATACAGGTTCTAATTCCAATTATTTTAGATTTAAATTGTCGTTCATATCCTATAAGAGCTCCACATACCAAAACTGCAATTAGACCTGTAATAAAAGTAAACATTAGACTTCTATATTTTTAAATATGTTATACAATGATAAGAAAAAGGTATAGAGTATAAATAGTATATTCATTCCAGGAATAAAAAGAAATAGACAAAGACTACTATCACCATCACTATCCCTAAACTTATCATTCCAATATTCAAATATTTTTCCAATAGCAATCTTTTCTTTATGACTTACTTTATAAGCAAAAACAAAAAGAAAAGCATTAATAAATACAGGAATAATATAACATAAAATAATAACAAAAAAAGTATACATCCTATCGAATTTTTATATTACTCATTAAATTTATAAAAAATATAATAAGTCCTGCTAATAATATAAAAATATTAGCGAGAGGAACCCAAGTAAAAATTACTAAAGGATTTCCATCAGCTGCATCATAATATTCATACATATCTCCTATTGTTTTCCCACAATCAGTGCGCTTCTTCCAAAAATATAATCCAACGATATGAATTAAAAATATAGGAAGTAAATAAAATAAAATGAAAATAATAATTATCATTATTTATACTATTTTATATTTTCTATATATGTTTTCTGTTCCTCACCTGTAGGACCAACCATTAAGTTAAACTTTGTTGTTGCACATGAGCTTAACAATATTAATATCAAAATTAGGATTATTTTCTTTATATTTTTCATTTTCAAATCCAAAATCGTTAAGTTTTTCAACCATTTTTCTAAAAATAGTTATATCAGTAATTCTTGATTCAATAATTTCAAATTGTTCTGTATCAAAAATACCATATACTCGCATATAATCCTCACGATCTTTTGCTCTACAGTAAAATATAATTGCAGTTTCATCGTGATTATAGTCAACTGGACTTACAATTATTTTCACTTGTAATCCTAATTAAATTAATACAATTTCTAATACCTTATCTAAAGTATCTATATCAATATCAGGATAAGCTGTTAATATTTCCTCTCTAACCTGTTGTTCCCATCGACTATCGATAAGATCAGATCATCCATTTTGTTCTAAAAGTAACAAAATATCCTTTACTTTACTTTCCATCCAATAGTATTTATAAAAACTTGTGTAACTAAATCAAGATTCATCATGATTTGTTCATGTACATCTAATTTAATTTCTCTTTTAGTTACAGGCCATCCTTTAACAATCATTTCATATTCACATCGAGACCAGAATTGATATAAAGATTTACTTCTAACAAATTCTTTAATATCATCAAAAGACTTAAATTTAGATTTATCTTTTTCTTCTTTCCATTCTCTTACAAAATATGGAATAACATTATATTCTTCTATTGTTTGTGTATTAAAATTCCATATAAGTACGTTAAATATATTTCTCATAACTTTAAAATTTTGTGTAGCGAGTCTCGGATTTGAACCGAGGTCTAGAGCTTATGAAACTCTCGAGGTAACCATCTTCTCCAACTCGCTTAGAGGTAGAAGCAGGACTCAAACCTGCGATCGTGGTGTTGCAGACCACTGCCTTATCAACTTGGCTATTCTACCAATCGTATTCTATAGATATTATTCATATCATATTGTATAGTTAAGTCATCTACAATTTTTTTGCTTCCATAAGACCCATAGTCATCTTATAATCAAGATTTTTAATAAAAATCCTATCTTTTATTTCTTTAACTTTTATCAATTTCCAATTCGGAGGAAATTTTAAAAGAATAAAAAATAGACTTCTTGTAAGATAATTTATTACTACATGTGGAGTAGATACATCTCCTTCACTATATAGTGGAATAGTTTTAACTAAAAAATTTGGAGGTATAATCATAATTTTTTGATTTAAGGGATGCATATAGGATTCGAACCTATGACTTCTGGCACTCCTTGCCAGAGCTCTACCACTGAGCTAATACATCCATTAATAAAAACAAGTACTAAGCATATCTATTATTAAGATTTACAGGCAGTGCACGTGTTACCAAACTTAATAAGGAAGACGATAGTGCGGAACTGAAATGAGTCGAACATTTACCTCTGGATTTTCAGTCCAGCGAGCGCACCTAGCACACCGCAGTTCCAAAAATCCTAGTATTTCTACTAGGATTAGATTCATAGCAGGGCTCTTCAGCCCCGAAAACTTTTTTCTTTAACGTCTGATTTATAAGCTCTTAACAGATTACAGTACTCTTTCTGTATAGAATCCTAATCTACAGAAGATTGTGGACCGTAGGGTAATCGAAACCCTGTTTTCTGGTTGCAAATCAGATGTAATAGCCACTATATTAACAGCCCTAATTATATATAAGCACACTCTTAAGGATTCGAACCCCAAAGAACAGTTTTGGAGACTGTCATGTTACCAGTTACATCAAGAGTGCTTATTTAAACAAATAAATTCGATAGTCTAATTTAATATAACGTACTCTAATATCATCTTTTCGTTCTAAAGGAGTACATGCAATATCGACACAACATGTCTTACCATTTATTCTATTATACTCACGAAATATACAAGATTTACCTTTAATAACACTCATAGAACACGATGATTCTCCTTGTATACCTAGAATAACCTGATGTAATCGATATCTATAACCAAATAATAGAATTATTTGAGAAACTCTATGTTTTGCTGACATAAACTCTATGATCTATTTTAATATACCTAACTCGAAGACCATCTGCTCTATCTACACATTTAAAATCACTACAAGCCTTTCCTGTAAAAGCACATGGCTTTCCAACAGAAGATTCATAACAAAATCTTTTTATAGGTGTTCCTTCAGGTACACATTGAATAATTAAAGTTTTATATCTAATTATTTTCCAATATTTTAATACAATATCTCTACTTATCTAGTCTAATTTTATATATGATTCTTATATACCAGAAATTTTCTTCTTTAGATTTTATACAAACTAAGCTACATGCACGACCAATCTTATATAAATTACATCCAATATTCTTCTTATTATCAAAACAATAGAAATGTTTTTTACTTCGAATAGCCTGGAATATATAGTTATTTATATATTTAAATAGTTGATTTAACTTGATTTTGTTAAGTTCTGTAAGATCTTCTACTGTTTTCATATATTTATTGCGGAGGATGAGGGACTCGAACCCCCACGCCGTTTTAAGCGACCTACACTTTTCAAGAGTGCTGCCATTAGTCCAACTTGGCTCAATCCTCCGTATTTTAACACAAAAAGTTAATAAATTTGTAGCAAATTATTTATCATCTAGTATAATTCTATATTTGATTTTTATATACCAGAAATATTGTTTTCCTTGTACACATGCTCTATAACAAAATGGCTTATTAAAACTAGTACGATACATAAAACCACACTGGTTAATATTACTAGATCCACCCCGACAAAATCCTACATTTCTATTTTTAATAACTTGATATATATTATAAGTTGGATGTTTGAATAACTTATTTAGTTTAAGTTTTCTAAGTTCTGCATAAGTATTTATCTATTGCATAAGTTTAATATTAGCTGGAACGGTGGGGCTCGAACCCACGTAACCCAAATTAACAGTTTGGTGCTTCAACCACTCAGCCACATTCCAATTATATTTTATATTCTATCATAAGAAGCTTCTAAGAATACACGATAAGAAACTCTCCAAAAATAATATTTAAGACAACTTTTATTGAAAGCAGGTAAAAACAAAATACAATAATTGGTTGACTTATAGCATTGATTATTACTACAATAGTTTCGTTTTAGAGATCTAACTGCTTGTATACAACACTTTATTTCAGGAAAATATTTAATCTGCATAGATCCTATATTTAATCATATTATAACGTCTGTTACTACATCCTCCAAATTTCTCATTAAAAATCTCACATCCATTTGAATTATGATGATATTCAAATCCATAACATTTTTTATTAGGGGTAATATGACATAAATAACCTCTTCTTATAGATTGTATATACTTATTTTCAAAACGTTTTATCATTTGTAATTCTGACTTAAAAATTGTGTGAGCCTACAGGGACTCGAACCCTGATAACTACATTAAAAGTGTAGGATATTAACCGATTATATTATAAGCTCTGCCTAAGGATTACACTCCTCTTTATAATTATTCATCTATAAAAATTCTATGTAAAAGTCTAATATGTATAAAGTTTTTATGTTCTTTGTTCCCTGAAGCTGTACATTTTAAATTTTCACGTTCTTCAAAAGAGAGATTTGCTTTAACAAAACATACATATTCTGTTTTATCTCCTAAACAAGAATATCCACATCTTTTTTGTTTACAAGGATATTCCTCTTCAAGACTAACAGTTACTGTTTGTAAATATTTTCCTGGTATAAATTTCCAAATTTTATATTCTTTCATAATTTTCTCTTTTAGTACCTACAGAAGGACTTGAACCTTCAACCGCTTCCTTATCAGAGAAGTACGCTAACCAATTGCGCCATGTAGGTATTTAGTAGAAGTTATTATTATTTTAACTAATCTACTATATCGTAAGTATTCTTCTATCTCTCTAGGAAGCTGGATCTACCTAATTTCGAGAGAAATACTTCTTAATTCTTAGTTTGGGGTTTATAAGATAAGGTCTAACCATTTGTCCAGATTCGTATGTTTAAAGAATACTTTTAGGTGTCCGAGGAGATTCAAACTCCCGATCTCAAGTGCCACAAACTTGCGCTTTAATCAACTAAGCTACGGACAACATATAGATTAATGTTCCCATGGATGTTTTTTATCAAAAAATCCAGTTTCTTTAATGTAACTACCTATAAATAGGCCAATTATTATAGGAACATAAAATCCTGCAAATACTATGTACCATTTATCTCCAACAGTCCATGGTTCTCCATCATCTGTTCCAATAACAATAAACGCACAAAGTAACCAATAAATAAATATCCAAAACATCATTAGAATCCAATTTTACGTCTAGTCTTATGTTCATAAGACTGAACATCAAGATTATAGATATCTGCAAGAGTCATACCTTTACTTGCCTCAGGTTTACCTAATTCCTTAAGTATTCTATTAGTCTTCTCTAAAGAGAGTTCATCAAACTTGTATTTTGCAGCAAGTCGACCCTTTCGCATCAATGCTTTATCAATACTTGTATCAGGACTATTAAACGTAGCAATAAACTTAATATTTAAAATATCCGAATACAGGCCATCAGTCATATTAAGAATATTACTAATACCATTTGTAAATACATTTTCAGAACGATCTTTAAGAAGCTGTTCACAATCCTCAAGAATAATTACTGAATTCTTATGATCAAGAATAAAGTTTAAGAATACAGGATCAGATAAGCTATTCATTATAGAGTTATTAATAATAATAAATTGCTTATCAAAATTATTAACTAAGTGACGAATCATATAGGTTTTACCAGTACCTTGAGTTCCATGAAGAATAACTAAACCAGATTTTGGACTATTTAAGAAGTCAGAAATATCTTTATAAACAGGTTTGAAATCATCATTATAGTGTTTATCAAGGTCAACATTAACATCTCTAATCTTACATTTAGTTAAACCATAATCCTGACCATCAAAAGTAATTAAGTTAACTTTTGTTGTAGAAACTACTTTTTCTGAACATTCTTCAAATAAAGATTTAATATCCTCTATAAAGTTACCTATAAGAGCTTTATCACAAAAATAAATTAATATTCTAGAAGAATAATAATTCAAAGCGCATCTATACTCTTCACAAATTCCACTAAACTGTAAGGCAGTAGGTTGACTTACATAAAATGGACGATCTAATTCTTCAAGTACCTCTTCAGAAACTTCAGGTTTGACTCCAATTACATTATCTTCCCATATACAAAAGTTAGTAAACTTTTCTTTAAACTTCTTTAAGAACTTATTTTCATTTAACTTCTTTTGTTCAAGGTTACAGATTACTGATACACAATTTGGATATTGTTTATATTTATCTACTAACCAAAGTGTTGGAAGAAAGTTTCCAGAATTTTTATTTACATGATCTAATGTTATCATCCTATATACATTAATTATTAGTAGAGAGTGAGAGAGTCGAACTCCCGATCTCCTGAATGTAAGTCAGGTGCCGTGAACCACTTGGCTAACTCTCCATTTTACTATTTACATAGATTCTGTATTTAACTTGAGCTTGTATTATATAATCACTATACTCTGAATGATTCTCACAAGTAAAACAACACCTTATTTTTGCTGAGTTATCTCCTCGAGATCGACATATGCAATAATTACCAAATTGATCAGGATCTGCACAAGACTTACTATCTGCAGGAGTTGTTTGAATTATATAACCATCAATAAATTGAATACAGAATGGATTAGGGTTATCAATAAAAGATTCCATAAATATAATTAATTATTAGTCGAGTATGATTGTAACGCTCAATCCCCTAGAAATCCCAAATTTCTCGTGCTACTTCCACACCCCATACTCGAAAACTATCCTTTATTCAAGGATAGCAGTTAATTTTGCAAGAACACTTTCGTTCTTTTTGCAGATTGTCTCAAGTGCTTCTTTCTCAGTTTGAGCAGCTTTAATTTCCTCTTCTTTAGCAGCAATACCTTCTTTTGCCTGAGTATTAACTGCATTAAGTCCATCAATTGCTGTTTTAAAAGCATTTAAAACATTGTCTACTTTCTTCGACAGATCTGTAGATGTTGTACCTTTTGAATTAAACATGTTTAATAATTTTAAAAGTTAATATTGTGAGAGAGTATTTACATACCCCCCCCAATAATAGAGGCCCCTAACGGTTACGATCCGTTCTCCTCAGGTTACAAAACTGACATTTTTCCAAATAAACTAAGGGGCCATTAAAATAAAGTTCTTAATCGTGCTTACAGCAAACGTCTTTACACACGAATAACAAGCTCTCCCAAATAGGGTATATTTGCAGCTAATAATTAAGAACTTCGCGGTCTTAACGAGAATCGAACTCGTGTCTCCAGCGTGACAAGCTGGAAGGATAACCACTACCCTATAAGACCATTATTTATAAAGTTATTCTATATTTAATACGTATATATACTCTACTTGGACAAGGATAAAAAGAACAATCTGAACTATATTGAAAACAACAAGGCAATTGCTTCTCAGAGAAACAACTATTCCCTTCCTTACATATTTGTATATATTTCTTCTCACTAAGAAAATAAATCTTTTTAATCAAACATTAAAAAATCTTGAATAATTAATTTTCTAATAGAAGTCTATAATTGCGAATAATTAAATTTCTGAAAAAGGTTGGACCCCATACCCAGTTTTGAGTATTTGCAAGATAAACTACATCCTTGGGTTCATACTTTAAAGTATGAATTTGATCCGCATATTTTAGCATTTCGTTAACTACAAAGAGGTGTACAGTTTTATTATCTTTTAAGACCTCCTTACTTGCAATTACTATTTTATCTCTAATTTTTAGTCCATGTTTATGAAAATATTCTGAGCGTATTATCATATATCTTATTTATTAATCCCACCATTCTAACATATAGTTATATCTAATTTTATTATATAAGTAAAGAGCCTTTTGTTGCCTTAATAATTCTCTTCGATATACTTGAAGTCCATCATATCGATCAAGATATTCAATTCCGAACCGAAATGCATTATTAATATTTACATATTTAACAAGTTTGAATTGAGGTTTACTCATTTCCATTTCAACAACTTCTAAAGCAGAATTTTCTTCTTGAATAATATCAATAAGTTTAATACATATAGATATCCAACGAATATCGTTAGTGTGATCTGTATGAGATTCATCTTTAAAAGATTTAAGCATTAACTGTAACTTAAACTTTTCTAAATCAAGAAGATACCCATAATCAAATTGATAATCTGCTGATAATATTTTTCTATAAATATAGAGATTTCTAAAGAAGTTCCTAATTTTATACCACCACTCTTTCATATATTTAAAATTTAGTTGCCCCACCAGGGTACGATCCTGGAACTTTGCCTCCAAAGGGCAACGTCTTAGCCTATTAAACGACAGGGCAATCAGTCTGATTTCATCAGAAAAGTGTACAAATATAAGGACAAAAGTTAATATATCCAAATATTTATACACTTATTTTTAAAAAATTATTACAATAAAATTCTATAGTTACGAATAATTAGCTTATGAACAAAAAGACTTAAGTATGTATACCAGTTATGTTTAATTTCAAAGTGCAAGTCTTCTCTGCCATACCAACCTATAACACCAGAAACTGTTAAGAATTTATTACAGTCTTCAGTCATTGCTGAAACAAATTTAGGACCTATAGGAACATTTTCCTCAACAGCGTTTTTATCATACCAGTCTTTAGATTTTACTAATACTTTATCATTTTCCTTTAATTGATCTCAGAATTCTCGATTAGAATGCAATTTTTTCATCATAATAATCAATATTATGCTCAGAATTGATTTCTACTTTTTCACTACCCACGTAGACAACAAATGTAGTTCCTTCTTCTATAGCTTTGTTATAAATTTCAGAAAGTTCCTTTTTGTTCTTAATACTACAGATATGATTATCTTCAGTATCATAGACTTCGTAGTCTATAGAAAATACTCCAAAGAGATCGCTTCCTATAAAACTCCCAAGAAATTCTTCAGCTTCATAGAAAACAGTTTCTGCAGAACTTTCTTCTTCATCAGTTTCTGCAAGAGCAGCTCGCATTGTTTCTGTATTATGTTCCTTTCGAGATATGTGAACAATACACTTATCTAATTCAGGGAATTTCACCGTTACAATATAAAACTCCTCCTTTTCTTCTTCATTAATATTTTTAAAGAACTTCTGTTCTATTTCAAAATCTGCAGGGTTTTCGATAAGAGGATTTTCATCATCGTGCATCCAAGTAAGTCCTTGTTCAGAATGAAGTTTGTTAATTACTGCCGTTACCTGTTCCTGAGTTTTACAGTGAATTACGTCAAAATACTGTACTATCATAGTTGTTTTAAAATAATTTACATTTTATTTATTCTTTGGTTTCGATATCTATCTACTTACAACACCACCACGTGAAGGTAGAATAAAGGTGTCATAGGAGAGCATATGCTCTCCATAGCACTTAGTCTTGCATTTCAATAAGTTCATCTACTTTCTTCTCAACGCGATCAATACCAGTAATTTCGCGAATCGATTCAGCAAATTTAACTTCAGGAGTTTCAGTCATATCTTTCTTCTGAGCAAGACCTACTTGACGCAGATAAGATTCAACTGCTACTTTGATATACTGAGGTAATACAACCTTAGTATCATCCATAAAGATCATATCACTCTTTACAGATTCTACAATCTCAGCCATGAATGCAGGCGCAATATTCGAATCTCGAATCTGCTTACATACTGCAGAGAAATCTCCCTGAAGAGTATAATCTCCTACAAAAGAACGCTCAATGAACTCTTTAGCAGTAGCTTCATCTAAAGCACCTAAAGAGATAACTTTGCCAATACGCTTACCACGCAGGAAAGTAGGCTCAATAAGTTCAAGATGATTAGTAGTAAACAGAGTAATTACATTCATACCCTTAGTATCACCACCATCAAGAGTATTAAGAATATCCTGCATAGCAGCATCTCGTTTACCACGAGTTACCTGATCGATATCCTCAACAAAGATAACAACTCCATGCCCAGTTCCGTCGATTACTTTACAAAGACGAATAGTCTCAGCAAGTAATGTAGGATCTTTCAGATATACACTTACCCAATTATTCTGAATAGCTTCCTGAATAAGCTTAAAAGCCAAAAGGGTCTTACCCGTCCCATAAGGGCCTTCAAATAACGCGCCATACTTCAGAGGAATTCCTCGTTCAGTACATTTTTCAGGATACTTGATACGAGATTTAAGAGGACGTAATCCGAGAGCAGTATCTTCAGAAAGAACCATCATTTCACGGTCAATATTTGACAGATCCATGATAAGAGGATTGTTAAGATCAGAGATCTCTAATGCCTGACTCTTATAAATAGAATCAGTTGCAAGAAGTTCTTTTGTCCGATCGATAATGTCATCCATCAGAGTTGTAAATCTGAACTGACACTTACCCTTGATATAGAGATGGTGATCATTACAATTATAAGAGATAGAAATAACACTTCCTTCTCCTAAATCCGCAAGTTCAATATCTCCATACGGAACTTTAACACGACGTCCATCAGCAAGGATAACTTCAATAGTATTAACAGTATCATCACCTCCTGAAGGGTTATCGTTTTTAGCTGCTGATACAATTCCAAAAACTTCCTGGATTGCACGATTCAGCTGATAAACTCCATCATTCATAAAACACAAGATCTTATGATTGAATGTACCCATACGCTTCGACTGCTTAATCTCGTTTTCAACAAAATTTAAAGCGTCCGAATAACGCATACGAGGATCAGACATTACCTGAATAAATTTCTCTTTTTGCTCCTGCTCATACTTAGAAACAGTACTTCGCATTACGCTTTTAACTCCTACAGGATTTCCCATTTTTAATTTTATTTATATTTTTTATTACAGTTTGGCAATATTCTTTAGTTGTAGTTAAACAACCAAATGTAACAAAATGTTCTTCTTTTGTTATAGTAAGAGATTTTTCCTCAATTTTTTCTCTTGAGAAAGGACTATCATATAATCTTTTTAATAAAGAATATTTTACAGCAGTGTTCTTACAGAAAATTGTATCTTTTTCTTCAATGTAGATTACAGGATATCCTTCAACTTCTCCTACAATATGTTCTTTAAGATCCATATTTTTATTAGAAGTCTACATAATAATCGACTAAATCATCCATAAAGTAGGATGCAGGACGATTGGTTATTTCTGCCAGTATTTCATACTGTTCAGGAGTATAGTCTGTTACTCCTAAGATTTGTCTAGCTTGTTCAGGAGTGATGTCTAAGCTAGTAGATTTAGTGTGATTTTCGAAAATTACAAGTTTATAATGCATAGTGTGTAAAAATTAAACGTCTGCACTCTCGAGAGGAATCCAACCTCTATTACAAAATCCGTAGTTTTGCGTCCTATGCCTTGAACGACGAGAGTATATTGTTACTTAGTGACAACCTGTCTCGATTTCATGACAGCCTCTACTCCGAGAGATTGCTCTAGCGAGTTTTGTTATTAATTTCTTCATTTGTTAACCAATGACTTTCTAATTTTCCATTCTCATATAGAACTCCAAACTTATGTTTTTCATTCTTAATTCGTTTACCAACTACTTTAACTAAATCAGAAAAAGTAGCTGTTTTAGAGGGTTCAACAAGAAAACAACTTCTTTTAAGGAGAATTTGTATATCGTGCATTAAACTTAAAGAATCAAAATAATGTGTAATATCTGTTTGACAGCCATGAGCATAAGGAGATGATAACTCACAATCTAGGAATATATTTTCAAAAGATACATACTTATCACTATTTTGTAATTCGTTTAGCTTGATTGTTTTAACATGATATACATTTGATAATAATCTTATTGCTTTAAGAACTTCTATTTTATTATCAATATATCCTTGAACTAAATTAAGATTAACGCGAATTTTATTCCGAATTTCAGGATTTATGTGCGTTAACATAAATAAAGTTTCAAGTCTATCATGTTTTGAAGAAGCGTGTAATACTACATTATTGATTCTGGAATCATAATGTTGAAGTGATACATTTAATCCATCAATTAACTTTATAATATCTATTAATAGATTTTTAGTATCAAGATTTATATCTATACTTATGGGTAAAGAAGTTGTAACATAAATTTTCTTTACTTTAGTGTATGAACGAACTAAATGTACAAATTGATAGAGTTTCTGTAAGTCTAATAAAGGTTCTCCACCTACTATAAGTATATTTTTAAAATCACTATCAAAAACAGATTTAGCTAAGGCAGCTACATCTGTTTTTCCTAATGACTTGATTCCAAATTTTTCAATGCAGAAAGAACAATTATTATCACAAGCCTTAGTGAATCGAATATCTAATGACTCGTAAATTCCATCGCAAGAATTACATTTCCAATTTATCATTGTTTTCTATCTCCATATCTCAAATATGTATAAACTACTAAAAATATAATAATAATAGTTAGACATAGAAATGAAGATATGAATACTATATTTGTTAATGAAAATCCAAATAATATACTAACAATATAACTGATGTAACTTACAAAGACATAATATATTATCAGTCTATGATAGATACAAAACTTAAATGTTAGTGAGAGTATAAGTAATCCAATTGCAATTAAAAGATCAGTAATTGAACTGACCAACCCAATCAACAAAGAACTAACTACAAAATATTCAGCTAGTAGCAATACTAAAATTTTAATTGCAAGAAGTACAGGAGCTAATCTAATAAAAATTATGCTAAGTTTTCTTAACATTATAATATGATGTTAAGTAATAAAATTACTACAAATAACATAACAAAATATGTAATTAGAGTAAATATCCGTGAAAGACATCCATATTTTGTACAAATGTCATAAGAAGTTAACTTATCCATATACGATATTTTATATGATAGATAGTATCACATGGCTCTAAATACCTTCCGCTAAAAAGATTTAATTTTTGTAATTCTCTAAAAGTAAAATTACACTCAATAACAAGATGAAGTAATAAATCTTTAGTAATTCTCCAATTTAAACTAGAAGTATGAGCTAAAACAACGGTTCTATCCTCATCCACACCTAATATTAAGCATATCTTATTTTTCGCATACTGTAATCCACGGGCATATTTAATCTGTACTATTTTATCCATATATGATATTTTGTAATCTCATATTCATCCCCTGCAACAAGTACTCTTCCATATCTTAAATGATTTTTCTCTAGGTTAACAAAATCCTTAAATTCTGGAAGCCACTCATCAAATTCCCAAGACAAAAATTTATTACTTCCAACTATAAGTTCACTTGAAGGTGCAAAAGGATTATTGTAAGTTCCTACGACCTCACAAATTCTAAATAACAATCGTTCATCATGGAGAGAATCTATAATTTGAACTATCTTACCCATATTCTATAAACTATTTGTATACACATATCACTATATACTATTACATGCCCATATCGATAATTCATAGAATATGGAATAAAATCTTCTTTATGTATAGGTAACCATTTTTTAAATTCCCAAGCTAAACGTTGATTACTTCCTAATACACTTAGAAAACCTTCCCTAGAATTATATACTCCAACTTCTAAAGCTATTCTATATTGTTTTAGATTGTATAGATGTACGTTATGATATTGAAATGTCTTTAATTTACTACTCATAAATTTCAATTTTAAAAAATACTCAGCCACCTAAGTAGCTGAGTATTAAATAGTGGAGCTGACGCGCTATTTTTATTTTGTTACATTTTAGTTCCACAATTGAATAATTTTTATTATATTTGTAATAAAAAATTTAATTATAAAATAACAAAAATTATGGCAAAAACTGAGAAAAAATGTAATTATTGTAGAAAAGTCTTTTTAGCAGAAAATAAAGAAATAAACAGAGGAAATGCTAAATATTGTTCATTATCTTGTGCTGCAAAAGCAGAAAAAACAAAACAATTTGAACTTATTTGTAAACATTGTGGTAAACTCTTTATTGGATATCATGCTACAGCTAAATATTGTTCGTTGTCTTGTAAACAAAAACATTATAGAGCTCAACAAAAGGTTGACAACACAAAAGATATGAAATATTATTACAAAATATTTGAATATATTCCTTGTGAATTATGCGGTTGAAATAAAGGTCCAAGAGATATACATCATATTATAGAAGTTTCTCAAGGAGGTAAAAATGAAATTTCAAACCTTATTTCTTTATGTCCTAATTGTCATAGACTAATCCATCGGAACCTTATTTCTAAGGACAGCTTAATTGATGCTGTTAAAAATAGGACTATATCATCATCCAGTGAAAACACTGGAGCAGGACGCTAAATCTGGTTATTAAGGGAACCCATTTTCCCTCCAGTAGTCTCTGAACTTTCTATAGAATGGTCTATAGCTTAGCTGCTGATTAGCATATCATTTCTGACTTAGCCTTCCAGCAATTCATCCTGTTTAATCGATGGAATTACTTCCAAAGCGACCCATTGAGTCGAACGCGTGTCTCCTAATTCTCCTAATATCAACTTATTACGTGTGTTAGTTTTGTTTTAATTGGAACTACCCAATAGGGGTACCCGAAGGTGACCCATCCACCAGCTCATTTTTAAGGAACGAAGCCAAACCTTGAAAGGAAGTGTTGTTCTCGCCAGTTTAAGAGTGACGAACCTCCCATTGATTTACGCAGCTATTAAAGCTACTCCTTCAATGTCGCCAAACAGCGCCGTCTCAACCTTGTTGATAATGCGCGAAAAAATGTTATTTGCGTTTATTGTTTGAATCTGTTTTACGAGTATGAATCAAACTCGACACGATTGATATTACTTGACATTAGGATCAAATACCTAGCAGCCCCGAGCAGGGAGAAATTAACCATCACCTCCCTAGTAGGATTCTTTTTTAAACTTGTGGAACTCCAAGCTTGTAGTCTAGAGTATCCCTACTCTAATTATAACGGAGATTAGTGTGAAAACACTAACCGCGGCTATTATTTCACGATGGAAACTACATAGCATGTTCTTTATTTCTGCGGAACCTAACATGAAAAAACCGACCGAATTGCCCCGTATTCTCGATAGGCTCAAGATCCTTGTTTAATGTCCTAGGAAAGACGATAGGGATACTTCAGATACGCGTGAAGTTGCCTGAACATCGCGGAGGGCTATTTCTTGTGGGGATCTAATAGCCAATCTACCAAACTTTTAAGATTAGTTTTAACTCCCTCAGTCTTAAGTATCACTGAGTTACATACCCTTACATATAGTCGAAGGAAAACTACCCATTTTCTATACCGCAGGAGTCAGCAGGTATATAAAGAAATAGTCATAGGACTAAATCCTAACAGAGGCAAAAGTAAAAACAATGACCATGACGAAATACTTCTCAAAGCTAAAAACAAAGTCAATTATATTTATATTTGAAGTATTTCACAAGTTTGTACAATACTAATAATGCTTAGCATACATGTGCTTTACTAGAGCAAGTGTTTGTCTATATTTGTATTATCCGCAACACGCGTATAACACACAATATATCTTGTAGGATTTAGTCCTATGTAAAAGATAGAGTATACTGATGAAAATACAGTATAGCATCTATCTACCTATTAGAGAGAACTTAAGAAATCATAAGTATCTTTCAGTTCATTCGGAATTATAATCCGAAGTTTACCAATTTTACTTATTTCCTCATTTTTCCAGGTTGTAAACTGCTTATTCAAAAGCTCTATTTCATTTGAATATTGCTTGAATTTAACTGCAGTTTCTGTATCAAGTTTTGCAGTTTCTTCTGCAACACGTTGATCAATAGAACCTTTAATGGCATTGAGACTTGCTTCAACAGCACGATGTTGCTTTTGCAGCTCAAAGTAAAGTTCTTCAACTTCTTCCTGTTTTACTGATGCAACATGACGATAAACTTTATCATCTTCTACTAACGCAGGATTTGATATTGCATCAAACAGCTTTTCACGTGCTTCATGAATAGCACCACGAGGATGAATCTGCTTACCAATGATAGCAGCTTCTGCTCCAAGAGTATAATAACGATTACGCTCCTTGATATCTAACTCTCCTAAGATATCTTCAAAAGAAGGATACTTAGGACTAGCGGGATATTCAGGAAGAGTAATACTTTCCTGCTCGCACCAATCCTTAAAAGAAAGCTCTTTTACAGCACGATGCTCAGCATCTTTTGCTTTAATTGCCTCTCGCATATATGCAATAAATGCATTGATTTCAGCAATTTTTCTGATCTCTTCTTTTAAAGAAAGTACTTCTGCAGAATTTAATCCTTGCGAGAGAGTAATGCGGTTGTCTGCACTTAATGTTTCTACAGTTGTAGTGATAAATCGAATGTTATCAAGACGGCTATGAGCAGATGCAACATATTCTTTACCTATATTGCAGAGATGATTTGCAGAAGTAGCAGTAATACCATCTGCTGCAAAAAAGACTTTATTCTTTTCAGTCATATGTTTAGTATTTTTCTATTTGTTTGTATAAAAGATATATAATAATTGCAATAAGAATCATAATATATCCAACACCTAACCAAATAGACGCTTTAAACATTATATATCCTATTAAAACAATTATTAAAAGAAAGAGTAGCAATACAATTGCTAATAATACTAAAATATTAAGAGCTCGCATGTTAAAGATCTTTATAATCGCAATACTTAATCTTTGTAATAATTCTCTTACCTCTACGATTTAATAGACCACAAGGTGCTTTAAGTACAAGACCCTCAGCAATATAGTCTTTATTTTCCGCAATTAAAGACTTGAAGCCTGCTTTTACAAAATCTTCAGCTTCTTTAATAGTCATATAACCTACTAAAGGAACAATTTTAAGATTAAGCTTTTTAGCAATATCTTCACATGCTTCTCGAGTTAACCAAAGAGATTCACCTGTAGATGTAAGAATTCTTACATCAAATAAAATGAAATCACAATGATCTTTAATATAGTTTCCACCTTTCTGAATCTTTAAACCATACCCTTCTCCAAAGATTTCTACTTTTTCAGGATAAACAGTTTCTCCTGTTTCTGTTTGTACTCCGAAAGCTTTATATAAGAGATCAAACTGAAACAATTCCTCCATTCGCTTATGTAAGTGAGTGGGAATGCTTGCATTTTCAGTTTTGCCTCGAATTTCAATCATTCTTAGACCTGGATGAAAACAACAAGACATATTAGTTCCATCAATCTTTTCAGTAGCTTCCCATTTAAGATCTTTAAGAACTTCAAACTCAGATTCCGAATATTCTCCAAGAATTATCGGTTTCTTAGGTTTTGTCATATCTCTTTTATAGAGAGTATTGATTTTTTGATAATAACTACTCATACTTAACTTATTTCTTCTATTCCATACTTTTCAATGAACTCTATATTTCGAGTACACATTCTTTTAATCGTTGCTATATGATGAGCAAGATTTCCAGAAGTTATCTTAACACAAACTTCAGATATACCAATGAAATTATGATAAAACATAGTTTCTCCTTGCTCTTTCTTCATTTTATCCGCCCAATTAGATGCTAAGAAACAAATCGAATTAACTTCATGAGAACAATTGCCTGTTGTTACTTTATCACATTTATTTTTGAGAGCTTCAAACCAGTGAATTATATCTTCTTTTGTTATCATTTTACTAAAAATTTTGTGTCCATCCTGAGTCTCGCTCTCAGTTCCCCTGTATTACCAGGCCCTATCTAACATCTTACTTTCATCTTTCGTTCGCGACCTCCAGATTATCCTCGAAGTATGTCTCCTTCATGTACTAGAACTAAATATACGGTACACTATCTTTCCAATGAAAGGTGAGACGGCGAGCTAGTTTAAATTAAAGTTATCTTACACATGAACCTTCTTAAACCTCAGCTGAACACCTAAGAGATTTAAGGAATTCACTTCCACCTTCTACCTGTCCGTGTTCAGTACAGAGCGGTACTTTCCTTCTACCTCAGATAACTTTAATATAGTGGGCCCTACCAGACTTGAACTGATAACCTACTGATTATGAGTCAGTTGCTCTAACCAATTGAGCTAAGGGCCCTAAAATAAGTACTGTTCTTCGTTTTGAGACTTAACATACTCTGATTCTCAGTTCTGATACCTCTCGGGAGCTTTAACGCGTATTAGGAAGATGAACCCTCATCGCTCGGCTTTCGCTTAGTACTATGTGATTACATTAGAGCTAGAATTATTGCTGCAAGTGCAGCTACTATTAATAGTCCTACTCCTAATATTTGATTTCCATCAAAATCTTCTTCCATAACTTAATAGAAATTTAATAATTAAAAAGTTAAGGTGTGCTAACATGGGCTATTATTCAGCCTAGTACTGGGCCATGTTCTCTATACTACTATACACCAGTAGACTAACCTTCCTCCTTAACTCTACCTATTCCCACGCCTTCCAATGGGTAAACAATAACAGCCTGTATGCCTACAGGAGAATCTACACTTTACGATCATGTAGTTTAATTCAGGTTTGTGGGTATGAGCCACTCTATCTGGTATCGTTTAATCAACAAAATTCAACACTTGTGGAATCAAGTTTTAGTCGCGTTTTCTGCATAATACTTATTGCGTAAGCATTAGAGGCTCTGCTTTCTCCTAACGAATTCGTTTGAAAATAGGTAAAAAATAGAGCCTACACCTCCGATCAAAGAGATGTAGGCAATGTTTATCGTCCTTTTAGAACTTCATAGTTTTAGTATGGGTTCCTTCTCTTATATATGGTTTTTCCATATATTTAATAGAGAAAACTGTAACGTTCTATTACAGGGACTACACCTTTGGTGAAGCAGGTAGGATTTTCTGCCTAACGGCGATAAGTGCGGGGAAAGTATGCTGCATTGTGGCGAACCTTTCGGAACACCCGTACATAGACAGTTTTACCTTCATTATCCTTTACAGGATTTCCCTCCTCATCGAGAAGAACTTCTTTGAAAGCCATCGTAATAGCCTTCATGTTCATTTTTGCCATCGTTTCTTTTTATTTAATGAATGATATTTTTATTCTAATTCCTTTTCAACTAAGTAATCAAAAACTTGTTCTAACTGTTCTTTAGTTAAATCGTTACACCGACTCACTTCAACTCCAAGAATAGAAGTAAGAGTTATGTCTTTATTACTATCAAGTGCATCAAGAACATAATAGTACATCCTTTCATTTACAACTGCACCACTTGCAAGTTGTTTACCTCTAAACTTTAACATATTCTTAAACATTATACTGTTAAATTAGAACAGAAGAGAGGAATCGAACCCCTATTTTAACCTTATCGGTGTTACGTTCTACCATTGAACTACTTCTGTTTGTTGGGAGGATTGCCGTAGGCTCCTCCCTAGCCTTAAAGAACTTAATTCGACATCTTATCTACAAGATCCGATACCATCTTAAGTCCCATCGCATCCATGGCAGCATTGCCATTACTAGTGTTTCCACCAGCCATAACAATTTTAGGAAGTTCCAGCTTCGATAAAGCTTCAGCTACACCAATCTTCGTTTGCATCTCAATCTCTGCCTTTTCCTTAGGACTAAGACCTGCACGTACTAATGCTGCCTGACGGAATGCTTCTGCATCACCTTCAGCCTTCACTTTCTTTGCATTTTCCATAGCTTCTTTAGCAGCAAGTGATGCTACTTCATAAGCCTGTTGAGCCTTAGTTACCTCGACTGCTTTTACTTTTTCCTGCTCCCACTTTGCAGTCATAGCAGCAGCTTTACCAAGCTCCTCTGCCTTAATTGCATCCTGTTGAGCAGCAGCGGCTTGCGCCTTTGCAGTCTGGATATCCATGTTTGCTTTCTGTTGCTGAGCAATCTGCTTCTTAACTGTTTCAGAATAGTCAATTTTAGAAACTGCTACCTGACCGATCTCTAAACCATAGTAGGCAAACGGCGAAGATTCACTACGTTTGTATCCACCAGCTGAGAGAGAATCGGGGATAAGAGTTGCAATATTAACCAGCTTTTTATCTCCTGAAATTGCATCCAGAATCTCAACTCGCTTTACAGAAGTTTTGTATACACCATTATTGAGCTGGTCAGTGATATACTCAATAAGGTCGTTCTTCTTTTCAGCATAAGATTCAAATGCAGACATCAGAGGACCAGACGCATAAATAACCTTGGTAACAGTAGGCCGAACGAGGTCATTAATAAGCCTATCCATACCGTTATAATCCGTCTGAATACGTGCTAGATACTTAGGATCAGTAGGGAGTTTAACTCGAAGTGAACCATACACCATACCATCCGACGCATCATTAAAGATCACGGGAATAGGACTTCCCATCTGTTGACCAGCATCGTTGTCAGATCCGAACCAGAGCTGCTGAGTCTTGTAATAGACCGTCGTCTTACCCCACCACTGCCAGTGGAAGCCAGGCGTCGTCCAATACTCCATGTTACCCGTAAGGGGGTACTGGTTGACCACAATAGTTTCGTTCTTCACATCCTCTCCAATCTTACCGAGAAACACAACGCAGAAAACTGCGAACACTGCCACGAAGACAGCAATAATCTTTTTTAAATTCATATGATTTTATAAAGTGATTAATGTTTTCTTTTGTTTTTAAAGTAATCTATTAATAATATCAATAAACAGATTACAAGAATTATAAATAGAGGCGCCATATATTTTCTACCTCTTAATAAAGTAATAGAAAGGTATAATAGCCTTCCATGTTATCTTACGATTAGTTATTTTCCATACATCTAACAGTTGAAAAACAACTGCAGTATAATAAAAAATAAATAAAAATTCTAAGAGAATAATTGCAAATCTAAAGAACCACATAGTTTAATCGTCATCTTGGAGTACTAGCAATACTAGAATTATTATTAATACTATTTCCATTAGGTTGATAAATTTTGATTGTTTGAGGGCGTACATCAATGATTAATGTATCACGACGATGTGTAAGATTACTATTAACTACCTTTTCTAAAGAATCTACCTTATATTCAAGATGGTTAATCTCTTTTGTAAAATGATCTGTCCAACTTTGAGTAATTTTACCTTGTACTCCAAAGAAAGCAAAATTTACTATAAAGACAAAACCTATTATAATAAATATTGCAAGTATTCGTAAACTTTTATTCTCCATAGATTAATACTGACAAGGACACTCAGGAGAATGAAGTAAAAACTTTTCTCCATAGTTTGTAATATACTTATGTCCATGATACATGAATTCATAGTATTTACAAACAAAAGAACCATCTTCTTTGTAGACTTTAAAAGAAGTTGCAGTGATTTTTGTAGGTTTCTTTTCTTGAGAATTGTTGTGGTCTACTTCACAACAAGATACTGCAAATACACATAATGCGAGTACAATAAGTAACTTTTTCATATTTTTACCATAATTATTTTCTTAAAAAAATAAAAGAGATAGACTGTACGTTTGGATCATCTAAAATGTGACCTCACAATGGTTACAACCCTACAGCTAGGTACTGTTGCCATATATTCTTTCGAATCTTCAGACTTTGCCACCTATCTCTATTATTTTCTAGGACCTATAACACCGATCAAAGTGTTATAGGTAAAAAGTGATAAACATTCCAGCTAGATAAATTCTAATTATGAGCTTATTGCACCAGCTCTTTAACCTTCGTATCATCCGTGTGCAACCTTCGATATTACTTGTACAGGTATGTTTATCAATAAGAGCAGATATTCATTTGGCTATCAATCATATGACCTCTCATATGCAATTGACTGCTACATCAAACATTCGTAGTTACAGCTACTAATAGTTTCTATTTTCCCAAACATCATTTAATCTGTACATTGCTTGACGTCTGTTTGCTCTTATAAACTACTAAGTGTAAGTTTCCTTGCGACAACTTAATCTTTTCGTTTTTCATTGTGACTACGGTAGGCTCCGCCCCTACTCTACTGACCTTCTCGGGCCAGTCTTTTACTGCATTCGTCTCTTAGTCAACCACCTTAAACATAGATCAAGCAGCCTACTGTCACTATGCACCTTCATCTACTCATAGGCTTGATCAGAAGGATTTAAAAAATTAGAGGTACTTACGTATGCAACTTCCCTCCGCCCGATACTAGGATCTCTTATGATTGGCTAGCCGTTGCAGCCTCTGCCAAGGCATCTCTGTTTTACTTAATCACTGGCAGGATCATAAGCTTATCAGATAGAGATTTTTGTAGAACTAAGCATCTACTCCCATTGTTATCAGTTATATAATATTTAACACATTCTATTAAAAATACCACTCTGTAACGCATGCCCTTGCAGTGGTATTAATTTCGTTATAATAAGCTGGCTTTCCCTATTAAAAGATCTCTAAACCTAAACTACAGAATTTAGAAGTAAAGTTATTCAATTAGAGATATCCTTGCTGTACCTTTTGTATTTACACATTTGTTAATCTGGGATAATATAACTCATGCTAACTAAATACTCATGGCCTCGACTCAAGTTATTCTACTCCTTCCCTCTAAACTTATAACGAGCGGACTCCCTTAGTAGACAAAGGACTCATCAATAGATTAACTACTTCTATTGACCTGCAGTTTAACTCTCCGAATCTCACGGAGTAGTCCATGCAACTGTACATAGATCTTGTTCTTTTATTATACGACACAAGTCATCGTAGAAGAATTACAACTTCTTCAAATGGTTCACCCTAAATAATTACAGAACTTATTCCTTCAACATTAAACTGACAGACCATGTTGAAGTTAGGATACGGCTGGTTTTAATTATTCAGAATTGCCTTAACTCCCCTCAAATTCATTATAGGCTTATTATAATTGAATTATGGGTTTATCCATAATAGTTTAGGTTTGTGTTAACCCTCTTAAGTCCGTAGGCTATTTTTCTTGAGCCTCAATAGCATTATCATCAATGAATTCATCCACTAAGGATTGCCCAATATTATTCGTCTCAATATCTTCCATACTTAAGCGTATTTAGTACAAGATATAATTGTTATTTTACTTGTAGAATAATTTTGTGCTTTTTGTATTGCTTCCTCATCAGAAGTTGCAATGACAAAAGCAAAACTTTGAACTGGTAAATTATCCTCGTCATAAAAATAATATTCTACACAATATTTACTCCCTATCATTTTTAGTTGTAATTTGAATGGCTCTATATACACCATAAATAATAAGAAGTGTATTGATAATGGGAGTCAATAAGATAATAAATTCTCCTGTCGTAAATAAGTTAAAAATTTGCGACTTGAAAAGTTCTCGATCTTTAAAGTATACTGCAATTATTATCATTACAATAACTACGAGAGTTATTTTATATATAAACCAAAACATAATTTTAATTTTTAATTTTGGATGTGAAACAGGACTCGAACCTGCGACCCTCAGCACAACCTGCCGCTCTATCCAACTGAGCTATTCACATCTTTTCACTAACCTTCTTACTATATGTTTTACTGCAACAACATCATAATAGTATCCGTTAGCGTCCCAAATAGGTTGCAGCCTACATTTTATTAAAAATCTGTATCTCTTATTTGGTCATTGATACAGTTCGAACTCTCAAGGATGCAAGTATTAGAATCAATTATGCTGCCTTATGTTATCCTAACAGAAAAATTCTGTACAGCAGTGGAATCATCTAAATTCACCAAATCTTTTACTGAAGCCTGAAAGTATACGTAATTTTATTCAGTTACCTGAGTTTCTACCTCTGCAGGAGTCTCTTCCTTCTTAGGAAAATGAGTAATCTCCTTTATAGTGATATTCCTCGTAATCTTATCCTTGATATAGATTTTCTGAACACGAGTACGTGTCCGATAATCCTCACGTTTTGCAGCTTCGAGTGCCTGAATACGAAGCATACGTCTTACCTGTCCAATCGTTGACATTTTCTTTCTTGTTAGTTATAGATTCGAGATTTGAGTGTTGCCATCTCACGCTCCATGCGTGCGATTTCCTGATCGTAAGGAATAATCTTTCCCGTAATCCGATTCTCCTTGTCTTTACCTGCTTTTTTGAAAGCTTCATACGTAACTTCCAGGCGAGCAAGAGCACCTTTGCGACGGACATTCAGTCCAGGTTTTCCACCCTTCATACTGTTAATTTATTTATTATTAATTATAGATACAACTTCCTACATTATTCTGTAAAGACTTTTTCGTATAAACAACAAGTCATTAACAAATCATACAATCTGTTAATGCAAATGTGAAG